CTAGTATTATTAGGTCTGTGAACTAATAGTGGTACGGATGCAGATTGATTTACTTGTAAAGCAACATTAGGAGTTGAAGTTCCAATTCCTACGTTTCCACTACTTGACTGAACAAAAAACGCAGATAAAGCATTATCTCCAACTACGTTAAAATCTACATCAAAAGCATCTTTATTTATTCTTACCTCTGAAGTTGATATATAAACTTGATTTCTAGCAGCAGCTATTAAACTAATTTGATCGTTACCTAAAGTAGTTCCGTTTCCAAAAACTATAGCTGCTGGCCCTGACCCTGTTTCAGAAAAATTAGTTATAAACTTAGTATATATTCCTCCATTAACAGAAAGCTTTGGATTTTCTATGAAGCCACTAGCTCTTTCTGATGTATGATTAACCATCACTTGACCACCACTTCCTATACGCATTTTTTCATTACTATCTGTGAAAAAGAGCAATGGATGGGCTGAATAAGTACCAATAACCGCATTAGTATTTTGAGCGTATACTAATAGTGTTGCGCTGTTTGTAGTGTCAACAATTCTTAATGTCGGACTCGAAGCACTTTCTAAATGTAATAAACTACTTGGATTATTAGTACCAATTCCTAATTTACCTGCGCTAGTAAGTCGCATTTTTTCTGAACCAGCAACTTCATAGGCTTGATCGGATGCTGAATTAACCACTAATCCACCACCAGCAGATGAGAAAACAATATTGCTTGAATTATCTGTATCTGTTAAAGTAAGAGCTGGTGTAGCATTTGAAATTGTAATATCACCCTTAAAAGTTGCGGTTTTATCGTGATTTAGCGTTAAAGCAGTTCCTAGTCCTGAATTAAATACTAGGTTAGAATTACTCCCTGTATCAGTATTTTTAATTGCACTCCAATTATTACTTGAGCCATTTGTATCATTTTTTATTGCTAAACCAGTTCCATCTATATTTAAAGAATGTGAAGCAGTATATAATCCTGTTCCACCTAAACCAATATCTCCCGCAAAAGTTGCGTTACCACCAGAAGCTAGTGTAATTGCGTTTACAGAACCACCACCAGTTTGTAACGTCATACCCGCATCGGCAACTATTCCTGAACCACTAAAAGTAAAATTCCCAACATCAAGTGAGCCTGCAAAAGTTGCATTTTGTGATGTGTTTATTGTTAAAGCTCTTGTATTTCCAGTTTTTAATGAAAATGAATGTGATGTTGATGTTCCTAAAGACATATCAGTAGTAGCATCATCATAACTCCAATCACTTGCTACTGCACCACCACTCCTTTGCGCCCAGAAAATTGGCGCACTATTACCTGCTGTATAAACACCATTTGCTGTTACATCTCCTGAAAAAGTTGAGTTTCCTGAACCATTTATAATTAAAGCACTTCTAGCATCAGTTTCATCTCTAATAATAAAATCATCATTACTTCCAACATATTGAATCCAACTTTGAGAGCCTGTAGTATTAGTTAATCTTAATATTGGCGCACTAGCACTAGTAATGGTAACATCTCCTGCAAAATTTGCGTTACTTAAAACAGAAAATTGCTCAGTTGCAGCTATAAAGTTAGTTGGTTCAGTTGATGAAGAAGTGCTTGTAGATTCTGGGTAAATGTTACCCCTTGATATACTTGCTGTTATAGCTAATTCTGCAAATGTACCTAGCTTTACATATAAGTCTGTACTAAGGTTGTCTACATCAACTTGACCAAAACCTAAAACTGGACTACCTGTTTGACCACTTTTTTCAAGTTGGTAAAATATTAAATCATAGTTGTTGTCATTATTTAACTGGCCGTAAGCATTAATTTCACTTGAAAATATACCATCGCTATAAGAATGTCCACCTACCATTTGTAGTTTAAATCTTGCAGATTGAGCAGATGTTACTCTAGCTATTTTATACCAATGACCGTTATTAGAAACTGTGTTTGGAACTGCCCAAGTATAAGACTTTGCAGTACCATCTGATCCTATACCTCCTGCAAAAGTTGCATTTTGTGATGAGTCTATTGTTAGAGCAGTTGTACCACTTGTATTAACAATAAAAGTGTCATTTCCACTAAAACCAAAAAGAGTATTAGAATCTCCTACGTGAGCAATATATTCTGGTATGTATACTCTAGCACCAAATTCTGCTGCACCAGCATCTGACATATCTAAGGTTAGAGCTGTTACCGAGCTGCCATTATCATTGCCAAAAAACTTTATATCACCATCTTGCCTAGCAGCAACTATATGGAAATTATTTCCATTTTTTGTAAATCTGCCAAATTCAGTTCCAGCTACTTTTAGTCTAACATCACTACCACCAGCATCTAAAATAATATCATCTGCGGAATCAATAATTATATTTTCACTAGCTGAACCTTGTATTAATAAATTATCATCTGCATCATCACCAATGAAATGACTATCTCCAAATGTAATATCTCCTGTTACAGTAACCCCCGTGCTTGTAGTTGCAATCTTTTTAGAGTTGTTGTAATAAAGCTCTACTTGAGCATTACCTCTTGCAATTATAGCATCTTCACCACCTTGAGTATATATAAAAATATCATCAGCTGATTGCAATACTAAATCATCGCTACCTGACTTTATATATAAATCTCCTGTTGCCCCAGATATTGATTCAACATAACTATGAGTTCCATCGTGATAAATCTGAAGGTCTTTTCCTGAACCTAAAGCTATTCTCGACTTGTCTGGCCACTTAGTAAATGCAGCTGTTGTTGCTCCACCAGAGTAAGTTGCACTACCGCCATCTACTACAAAATAATCAAATGAACCACCATTGCCATCGTCATTTGTAAAAACTATATTACCATCATTTGCTTTTTGTACTATATCAAAAGAGCCTGTGAAATTTTGTAAAGTAGTTTTAGATCCATTAAAAAACATATTAAAATTTGCTGACGTGCCAAGTTGTAATTTTTTATTGTCTGCTAAACTTACATCTCCTGCAAAAGTTGCGTTACCCGAAGTGTCTACTCTAAGTAATTGTAAATTTGTTCCTGACCTATCTAAATTAAAAGAATTAGTTGCTTGGTCTATGCGGAAGCCATAATGTATTGTGCTATCAGTTGGTTGTATACTTAAAGCAACATCTCCAGCTGTATTACTTCTTGGTCTTCTTGCTTGAACATCACCATCTGAACTTATCTCAAACCTATGACCCGCTGTTCCGCCAGCTGTTGCGTCATATACATAAAACGCACTAGCAGCGTTAGCACCTGTAGCACTACCGCCAGTACCTATTCTAAATTCTCTTGCTGCCTTAACCGCTAGTTCTGCATAACTATTAGTAACAGTTTTTTCAATCATTAAACCTCTAGTATCGCCAGATGTGCTTTTTATGTGAAGCTGTAGCGAGGGAGAGGTAGTACCAATTCCTAATCTACCTGCGCTAGTAACAGTAAGAACTGTTGATCCAGCGTTTTGAACAGCTATTCCTTCGCTATTTATACTATTTAATATTATCTTACCCGTTGTGTCAGTGTTTATTTCTGATCTAGTTCCGTTGTTTGCTCTATTTAAAATAAGCTTGTTTCCAGATAGAAGTCTAATATCACCATCAACTGTTACGCGATCAAAAGGATTATTAGTTCCAATTCCTAACCTATTATTAGTGTTATCCCAATAAAGATTAGCACTACTACTTATTGAATTTGTTCCATCCCAAAATGCTACCCTAGTAGCAACACCACTTCCATTTACTCCAAGAGTTCTTTCTATTACATTACCTGAAGAGTCAACAGCTAGTGCTTTTACTGGAGTTCCTGTTACTGTACCACTTCCGTAAGCACTTAACTTTAATGCTCCAGAAGAAGATATACGCATTTTTTCTGTTCCTGCGCCAGTAGAACCTGCACTACCTGTATGAAATCTTATATTAGTGGCAGGCTCTCCAAGACCTGTTCCTCCACCTAAATAAAGTTGATTTTCTCCATTTACTCCATCATACAAAATTGCGGTTGCTTTGTTTCCAGTATAAGCACCGCCCATAAACCTCAAGCTAGAATTTGTATTAGAACTAGAACTTGAACGACCAGTAATTAATCCATTTGTATTTATAACTTCAACTTCTCCTGAAAAAGTTGCATTATTATTTCCATCTAATCTTAATGCTGTTGAAGCACCACTACCATCATATGTTTGAAATGATAAACTATAATTATTAACTAAACCTTCTATAATACGCGCATCTCCGTTTGCCCAATCAAGCATACCACCTGAAGGAAGATCAAACTCTGGAGCAGAAACATTTCCTGAAAAAGTTGCATTTTGTGATGAGTCTAATAATAATGCTCTTGTTAATGCTGATCCTGTTTCTGTAAAAAATCCTAAACTGCTTATTGCACCACTGCCTCGTAATGCTTGTATTCTTGCCATAAACCTATTGGCAGTGTCATTAGAACTTGATTTAAAATCAATATTGTAACCTCCACCGTTATCAATATTATCGTTATCAAAAAGAAGCTGAGTAGTGGGAGAAGTTTGAGATCCTGATTCGTGTGATATTGTTACAGTCCCACTAACTTCCAACTTAGCAGTAGGGTTAGTATTTCCAATACCCACATCACCTCCATTAAAGTAACTATCTCCAGCAGTAGATATTTGTACTTGTGCTTGCTCTCCATTAGAGTACATCTTATAAACAGCATTATCACTACTGTCTATCTCCATCTTAAAAGATAAAGTGTCATCAGTATCTTCTTTTATGATAAAAGCATTTGAGTTTGTAGCTGAATGTATTTCAAGTTTTGCAGCAGGATTATTAGTGCCAATTCCTACGTTGCCGTCACTTTTAATACGCATTTTTTCTGAACGTGTCCCATTGTGGCGTGTACTAAAAACTAAGTTTCCAGAACTAACATTACTTGTTTGAACTACACCTATAGAAGCCTCTGCTGTTGTCTGTCCACTATAACCTGTTACACTAAATCTAATATTAGCAAACTGATTACTTCCACTAGTGTTTTTCTTTTCTATTCTAAAAGTTTTTTGATATGCAGATGCATCATAAACTACGCTAGAATCATCTTTAACAACAAGTTTAGAATCAACCGAAGATCCTGTACCAATTCCTACGTTACGACTACTATTAATACGCATTGCTTCGCCACCATTTGTTTCAAATAGAATATTTTTATTTGCGTCTTCTGCATATAATTTTAAGTCTCCATCTGTTTTTATTGTAGCTGTTCCCGTACCTACATTTCTAAAAAGAATTTCTTTAGATCCATTAGCTGCGCTATCTAGCCTTAAAGTATTTCCTGTACCAAATATTTCTAATGGCGCACCCGGCACGTCAGTCCCTATACCTAACCTATCATTAGTGTTGTCCCAATAAAGATTTGCGTTGCTTGATAATGCTGAAGTGCTTGACCAAAAAGCAACTCTTGTAGCTACACCTGTTCCAGTTACAGTTCCAGATCCACCACCAGAACCTTCTATGATATTACCTGAAGAATCTACTTGTAACGTATATGCGGCTGTGCCTGTATGCGTTCCGGATCCATAAGAATTTAACTGAACTTTACCACCAGATTTAATACGCATTCTTTCTGAACCAGCAGTAGAAAAACCTATCTCATCTGTTGCTGGATGAAAAAATCCTGTGTCTGTATTTCCTTCGAATATTATAGATGGAGCAGCAGCATTTCCTCCTCCTGTATTAACTGTTCCTGAAACAGTAACACCTGTGCTTGTTGTTTCAATCTTATTTACATTATTATGTCTAAGATTAACTCCACCATCACCTACGGCTTGTATTGCTAATTCAGTGCCTTGAACATAAAGTAAAAAGTCATCAGCGGATTTTAGTATTAAATCATCTCCAGTATTGCTAATTGTAAAGTCTCCATTAGTATTAGTGATATAGCTGTCAGTAGAATCGTGAGATATACTGAGATCATTATCAGCACCAAATGTTACTCTTTTATTATCTGCTAAACCTACGTTTCCTGCGAAAGTTGCTGTTGTGGGCGTTAATGAAAATTGCTCACCACTTACTGAACCTGAAGGAAACATTCTTATGGTAGTTCCAACTGCCGCTAGTGTGGGTTTACCAGCACTATATCCACCGTCCCAGCCAATGTCATTATTGTTAGGTAAAAGAATACCTCCTGTTACTGTAACTCCCGCACTTGTAGTTTCAAACTTTTTAGAATTGTTATGAAAAAACTCTACAGCCCCACCATTATTAGCATTAATGAATTGACCACTCCCATCTGCATTTGCTAAACGTAAATTGTTAGCTCTTATGTATAAATCTCCTGTTCCTGCATCGTCTATATAACTATTAGAACCATCGTGATAAATCTGTAAATCAGACCCTACTCCAAAAACAGCTTTACCCGTTGTAGCAGAGCTTGAGTCTCCAAGATATAAGCTTGCAGAATTACCAATATTAATATCTCCACTTGTGGTTAAAACATTTCCAGCAAATGTGATTGGTGTGTTACCTAGTGTTGAAGATACACCAGATCCTTGCCATCCAGCTACCGTGCCTCCTGTACCTGTACCCGTATGTAAAGCAACAGTTTCATTCTTCCATTTACTACTAGCTGAATCGTAAACAAGGAATTGATTGTCAGCTATAGATGTTATAGTTACATCATCAATATTATTAACTCCTAAAACGACAGTACCGGTTAATCCATTTACTGAAGTAACAGCATCTGTAGAGTCAGACTTTTGCCAAACAGCACCATCATATATACATAGATCTCCTATTTCAAAAGATATACTTCCACTACCTAAGTTTTGAGTACCCGCAACACTTACACGATATACATCTCCTGATGTTCCTGTGCCATCAGCAAGGGTTGGAGTATTAGTACTTGCGTTCCACGTTCCTAAGTAAAGAAATACGCTAGATGGTAATTGTGAAGTTGGAATTTTACCACCACCATCAAGAGTAGCAACACCATTAGCAGCGGCTCTTTGACTAAGAGGAATAAATCTTCCATCTATATCTACAGTTATAGTATTTGTATCTCTTTTAGTAAGAGTAATAACTCCGTTTGCTGTATCAAAAGCAGCAGAGGTAATAGTCTCATTATATGCTGCCGTCCAAGTAGCTTGAGTGGCATCTGTAGGTAGACTGTAACCAGTATCAAATCCTAAAGCTAGTGTTCCTGATGTTGTTACTGGATTACCACTTATATCAAAACCCGTAGGAACAGACATATTTACACTAGTAACAGTTCCAGTTGTAGAGTTTATAGTTATAGTATCTGTAGTAGCATTTGTAGTTATAGTTACTCCAGTTCCTCCAACGAAGGTAAGTGAGTTCGTTAATGAAGAGGCGACAACGTCTGTTTGGCCAGAGACGATAAGTCGATTAAATATACCTACAGTTCTATTCTCCCATTGATCTTCTTGAGAGTTATATACTATTAACTGATTATCTAAAGGGTTTGTTATAGATGGAGAAAATACATCATCAACAGTGCTACCACCTACAGACCCACGTATCTTAGCGAGTAAGGTGAAATAAGTAACTGTTTTATTTTTCTTTGTGCTTGGATCAAATAATGTAAACTGATCCTCTGGAGCTATTCTAAAATCTACTTGTACGGCCATAGCACAAATTTACAAAAAGAAAGGGGGCGGGTTACCTTCGCCTATTGCTGTTCTTCATTGAGAAGAACGTCTACAATATTCTCTTCATCCTCAAGCTCAGACCTTTCTCCTTTTCTTTGGGAGATTAACTTGCTTTGCTGAACAGCTTGCTTTTTGACACGCTCGTCTTTGCGGTCTTCTTTCTCGCTTTCTAAGGTTTGTTTAACGCCAGACTCTATCCTTTGCTCGGCAATACCGAAGTTACCTTTTAAGTTTTCAAGCTGCATCTTTAACTCATACTCCAATTGCATAAGTTGAGCTTTTGCCTGAGTCTCTATCTGTATTCTTTGAGCGTCAATCTGAGCTTTCATCTGCTCCTCTTGCATTTTTCCTTGAGAGCTAGCCATCGCTGTTTGCTGATTCATCTGTGCTTGCATCTGAGAATTCATAGCAGCAGTTTCTTGTTGCTGTTTAATCCTCTTTTTTCTACGAACAACTAGTAGTCTTTCCGCTTGGTCAATATCTCTTAGTTGCCTAATTGCAATTGCGTCTTCTAAGTCAATCTCTTTCTGAGCTAAAGCTACTTGAATATTTTGCTCTAAGTAAGCCTTGTCTACATCATTCATATCACTAACGACACGAACACCAAAATTATACATAGGTAGCTTAGAGAAAGAACTAAGAACACTCATATTCTCTTTACCTATAGCCTTTTCATACGCTTGATACAATATAGTCTTAGGAGGAATTATTTGTAAGCATTTAACTATATCTTCGCAAACCCTTCTGTATAAAACTAAAGAGGCGTTTGTTATATCATATAAAGCATTATTTCCTGCCGCTAATTGCTGTTGTCTAACACCTACTAGCTGATCTCCCTTTGGAGATGTGCCATCCATAACCTCATTGATACCCGTAGCATCACGAATCATCCTTAAATAATGATTGTATAAAGCTATAAGCTCATTGATATTTCTGATGGTATTGTCTAAAGGACGAACGGGTGGGTTTTGAAATCCTCCTTCCGGGTTCTTACTCCTATAGTAGAAGACACCTGTCTGTTCGTAGATGTCTTGAATATCTAGTGGTTGCAACTCTCCTCCCCGACCTAATTGGACATTTTCTAGTCCTTCGATATCGACAAGAAGACCGTCTGGCTTTGCCTTAGCAATTGCTTGCTGAATCTTGAGGTGAGACAATTGTAGCTGATCTGCGAATCCTATTACTCCAGAAACTATGGATTTAGGGATCATTCTTCGGATGTTTGTTGCAATCGCACTATAGCTCATACGTGTACGGCTTAGGTCGTGTACATTCTTTGGTACATTCTTTTTTAAGCCATAATTATATATGTGTTCTGTTCCTATGATAAAGCAACCACCATATAGCGTAGAGTTCTGCATATAAACAGCCTCTCTATCATAAACACTATTTGTTGGTGCTGAGTACTTATTTCCTTTATGGTAAAAACCAATATTTCCATAAGCAGATTCTTTCTTTTCGAATATAACATTGTCTACACTCACGAACTCAAAGTCCATAACCTGTATAGTGTACTCGTCATATCCATAGTTATATCTATCAAGGTTACCATCGTATGTTGAAGAGCCTATTATGTTAGGGTTATTACCATATCGGTTCATAACCGTCTTAGCCATATTCTTATACTGCTCTTCTGTAAACTGATTTCCAGCGACTCTCTTCAACTCAGATATAGACATCCTTTCAATATGTCCAGCATAAACGATATCAGAGAAGTTAGGATCGTCAGTATAGCTATGAATAAAGTAAGCGGGATCTACATACTTAGTTACAATTCCATAGTTAGGGTCATTCTCTCTCTTGACAACAGCCATACCTACATTAACTAAATCTTCTACATTCCTTCTGTAGATACGCTCATCAAAATCATTCCAAGAAAGAGTTAGGTTAATGCCTATCTGTGATGCGACTTCAGCAGCAGTTTTTAGGTTAGACTCTAGGAATATCTCTACCTCCTCTGGCGTTTCGGGAAGTTGTGATGGGTCTACTCTTACTTTTAATCCAGAAGCTTTTGCTTCTTCAATGCTTTCTCTTTCTTCAACTCGAATCTTAATTTTATTTTTCTCAATGTCTTTTTCACTCCTAGATAAAGGGTCTATAGCCTCTACATTAGGATACATCTTAGAAGAAAGAATTTTATTTACTACAATTTTTACAAACTTAGGAACGATTGGCACTGGAGTCCAATCTAGTGACAGCATAGATCCATCACCGTTATTCGGGTCTAAAGAAGACAGTATTTGTTTATATATTGAGGTATCTTGAGTCCCGTTTGCATAATCCCTTGACACTTCAAATTCCCTCCACCTTTTGGAGTATAGAGAGCCATCAATATCTACGCCCCCCCATTGAGAGTATATTGCTTTAGCATACTGTAACCCATATTGCTTTGTTAGCTTTTTGGGCTGCTCCGCTAACGGATCAGGAAAAATAGACTCATAATTTGATGAGCTTCCAGTGTAATTCATTTAGTAAATGCTTTGTGTACAAAGATACAGATAAGAATTAACGCTTAATTGGGCGTACTTTCCTAAAAAACACCTTGCTTTCAAAGTCTGTTTTAATTTTTTGTTTAACATTTTTTTGTGCTGCCATAAGAGCTAATCCACTAGATATTGATAAGTCAAATTTAGTACGATCATCTATCTTAAAGTTAATCCAATCTTCTAAAGTTCTATTAAAATACATATTTCCATAGTTCCCAGTCTCGTGATGTACACCTACGTGGTCGTGAATATACGCCTCAATCGCCTGAGCGTGAGCCTGTATGATATCTTGAGAGTTAGAAGGTATGCCTTTTGTCTTTGTCTTTATGTGGTTTGACGCTACGCCTAGATGAGCGGGCCTATCCATAAGATATCCATCATAACCCCTTGACTCAAAATATCTTGCAATACCATATTTATTATTCTCTATGAGTATTGGATAACCATAAAACTTAGCAGCCATAAGAATATCTTCATAGAATATTTTTGCTAATGGAGGTCTACTTGCATACTCAGCAACGAACATATTTGAAGGATGTTGTATAGAAAATTTATTGTAAATATGACAAGCTCCTTTTGAAGATCTGTAGTCAACAGTAGTATCTATATCATATGAGTCAACACCTCCACACCCTAACGTTTGATTGGGAGGGACAATCTTGTTGTTTTCTACTTTTCTTAAATTTCTCAGATCTGCTGGAGGTAACCAGCTTATTCTCCATCGACCATTAACATCAGGTTTAAATAGAACCTTTGTGTCTTGCTTGCCGTTCTCCCAAACAAAGTTACCTACGACAATTGGATTTGGATACAGATCATCGTTATACTGAGTCTGCTCATAAATCTTTTGTATGTTAAACAAGCTACTCTTTGTAGAATCTCTAAACGCCTCCTCTTCAGTAAAAGGAAACTGTCTGATTATTTCGTTAAGTTCATAGCTGTTATGTTGTTGGCCCTTGCGTTCATTTTTCAAAAAAGTCTTAGCACCTATCTCCGTAGGAGTTCCATCTTCGGTAAGAACCATAGACTCTGGGTCATCGATTATAGGATTACCGTACTGATCAAAGAATCCTTCTAGTGCCTCATAAGCGGGAATGAATATTGAGTAAAGACCACTCTTTGTTCTTCCGTTTTCGTTTCTATCTAAAGGATCTGAATCTTTATATAAGTCTCTGTATTCACGACCCCCTTTATCTAACGGATTTACTGTAGATCCTACTAACGATTTACCTATAACTCTTCTACCTACCAAAAGACAAGTTCTGTGTATTCTCCACACCTCTCGTATATCAATGCCTTTCTCAAACTTACCCGCCTCATCTAAGAATAAAAGGTGAGTCTTTGATCCGTCATATGCATTACTAACAGTATTCTTCCAATTTATTATTGTATCTAAAGCTTCGCCCTTTTGAACACTCTTGTTCTTTTTTGTAATCCTCTTTGAAGGCTCTCTGAATGCTAACTCTTGACGAGGATTTGTTGTACCATCAAGAATAGGCTGAAAGAAAAATGGATAAGACTTGTATATAGGGATCACCTTACTTGAGAATACTGCCGACTGAGCATCCGTTCCAGTTTTACTCATTATACCTAACAGCTTTTCTTTTACCTGAGTAGCTTCGTTTACCATTATGCTAGAACTCATATTTGTGTACCCGGATCTTCTACACTTAGTGTATATCTGACCCATACATCTTGGATCAGCCTCGCAAGCAGAGAAGTGAATAAACAGCCTTCTTTGAAATTCTAAATAACTAGGATATCCGATATCTATCTTACTCCATTGCAAAAACATATAGTGATGACCAGTAATGTATGTTGGAACACCATTATTGTAAAACCAAACACCTTCTCTTCGTCTTCTAAACTCTTGCTCTATGTATGGAGCATACTTTTGTTGGAATTCTTTAGGAGCTGAATACCAATCTTCCATAGAAGTTACAGTATTTAAATCTTTAGGCATATCATACCTTCTCCAATGCTGATCTTTTTTTGGGAGGTCGTGAAATAGTATGTCTTTCTTTTTAGGTTTCTTTGGTAATTGTATGTTTAAACAAGCAATTTCTTCTATGTCTCCTTCCGTATCATTGAAACATACATTAACAATAGCTTGATCGTCTATAATTTTAAGACCCGCCATTATTTTTTAACGAATTTTTCTGCAAAGCCACCTCGATAATCTATCTCTTTAGATATTTCACCATTATCTCCTAATGATGACACTAATTCCTCTAACTTTTGACGCTCTATAATTAACTCCTTACAAGCCAATGCAGTATCCTTGATGGCTTGAAGTTCTGCTTTACGTGCAGACCCCGTAAGATCTTGATCTACAGGCTTTTGTATTTCTGAAGTCATATTCTTAATTGCTGACTCCATAGCTTTAATTAAATCTACTGATGCTTTAGCTGTTGTAAATTTTACTTTTCTACTATTGTTAGATTTTGAATTAGCACTCTCCATAGTTTTTTATCATCAATTTGCATTTCATAGTCGGAGTTTTTCGTAAACCAAACGACATCTCCTATTTTTAACCCTAGCTCTTTTATCTTATCACTAGCGTACATAATTTTTCCTTTATAGTTTACCTCTTCTTCAAAAGATACAAGTTCAAGGATATCACTTTTTAGTTTAGGCTCTGGCTTTATAGGATCTAAAAATACCCAATCATCTAAAGCTATTATTTCATTGGTGTCTTTTTTCTTCACAATATAAGATTGTGTAGAGTGACCACCGTCTGGACTGTAGTTAACCTGATACAAGTCATTCTTCTCATCAATAACTTGAGGTGTTATTACAACGTGATGATGAAAGTAAAGTGTGTCTCCAACAGCTACCTGCGTTTTGTACTTCTCCGGGATGCCAACGACTTCACCTTCCATAACCCTATGCTCAAACTCATTGAACTTAGTTTCGATATATATCTCAACGTCTCCTATCTTTTTAGTCTCGTTCACTTTCTTAGGAACGTAAACAACAAAATTACTTAGTGGTCTCATCAGAAGTTACAATCAAATTCAAGTAATACGGGCGCGTTTTCTACAGCCTTCCATAAAGCTAAGTCTCCATTCTGATCTTTGATATAAATGACGTATCGTCTTTCTTTATATCTGTCTAAATGTTTTCTATCTAATAAGATGGCGTTTACTTCGCCAGCTCCAGCTTTCTGACCTACATAGTAAGCCATCGCTTTAAGTGGGTCGTTACCCACGATAATTTTACGAATGATTTCCATTTCAATTTAAATTTAAGCATCTCCACCTTCTCTGTTTAGCCAGTAGTCTATATTACTAAAGTCATCATCGCCTTTATCATATGAGCCTGCTATATGAGACATCAAAGAAGCTAATTCACTTTCATTATCGACAAAGATACTAGAAATAGCATTTACCTTATAGCGTAGTGGAGAAATGTCTTCTTCTATAATACCAACGCACATTACAGACATAAAGTCTTTCTTTAGACCGTAATCTTCAGCTAGGTCTTCTATATCCTCAAACTTCTCTCTAACCTTTATAAAAAATTCAAGCTTGTTTTCTTCTTCTTTATTCATTATGATGCATTCAAAAGCAATTTAACGCTTGCTCTAAAATACATAGTTTCTCCCACTGAATTGCTTGCCCTAATATGAAACAAACCAGCATCATCAATATATACTACAGTAAAAGTAAATTCTGAAGTTGTAGATGTTCCTAATTGAACCAAAACAGAATCTGAAAAAGCTGGATTTACAGTTGCATCTTGAGTATTCCATACAGCAGCTAATGTTCCTACTCTTTTTCTAGTTTCACCTGAATTATATATAACATAATCAATTATTGCTCCTCTAGTACTTAAGTTAGGAACTGTAAATAAACTTTGATTTGTTGCCGAATTTGCTATAGTTGCACTTTCAGAGCTTAAGGCTGTAGAGGCAGATCCTGAGCTTGGCTCTCTTATAACAAAACTATTACCACCATAAAACAAAGTTGATGTGCTAAATGTAAATAAAGAAGAACCACTAAGAGATCCTGAATTATTAAACTGTATTTGAGTGTTGCTACCACCAGCGGCTGCTGTAACTCCTGTAGTTACATAATCTTTTAAGTCTTGAATGGTTATATACTTATGAGCTGTTGCGCTTGCGTCATATATAAAGAAGCTATCAGCTATAGCTACAGTAGACTCTGTTAGTTGACTTAATGTTGTTGGAGCGTTTAGGGATATAACATTACTTCCTGATACAGCAATGGGAGCTGTTCCAGAATTAGATTCTCCAGTAGTGAACGCAGCAGAACCTAAAGTTCTTTTTACAACATTGTTATTTGAATCTAACAGCAGAGCAGAAACTTCCGAACTCCCAGTAGAGGGCGCAGTTCCAAATTTTAATGTGCCAGCTACCTCAACGGTTGATGAAGATATTTTAAGAGCGGAATCGTTTCCCGCCCCATCTTCTACCACCTTAGTAGAAGTAGTTATCACACCACTCTCTAGTTTTAAGAGAGATGTGTAGGCATCTTTTACCTTTGTTCCTGCAAGTGTTCCCATAATAAAGTACTTTTGTACAAAGATACATTTAATTCAATTCATTATGGGATCTAAACGAATCCACAAAAAAGAAGACAAGAAGTTTCGTGATTTCTTATATCTGGACAATAAACCAGACTCTCCTGCTAAGTTTTACTATATAGCTATACGATGGGCTAGAAAAAACTCTACACTAAAGCCTAGACAGATAGAAGCCCTGTTCTTTATGCACGACCTAGAGTTCTTTACTTGCCAATGGTTAGGTAAACAGTTAAAGGTCAGTTACTTCCAAACTAAGGATAAACTGATAGGCCCACTAGTGCGTGACGGCTACTTATTTAAGTACTTTGATAGAAGAGCTGTTGGGTATGAAGATGACAGTATGTGGTTTAGAGATGAGAATAGATTTAACTATAGAGTAAGATACTCTCTGACTCAGAAGTCAAAGCTGTTCATTGCAAAGATGTATAGAATTATGGCTGGAGAAGTAAAGGTAGAAACAGACTATAACGAATCCACCATTGCTAGGGACAGACCCGATAAATCAAAGGGTGGCCCTAGAAAGGTTAAGAAGAAAAGACTCAAAGGTTTTGAGGACTCTCCTTTAGGTAAAAAGATTATTTCGAATCAGAATGCTTATCGACAACACGAAAAGGCATCTCAAGAGCAGCACCCTTATGAGGAATAAACTTTCCCTTGTGCTTCATTAAAGAATATCTTCCGCCTTCTGACATCCAGTGGTATCCCTCTGGAGACTTTACCATTTTTTTAGTTTCTCTTTTTTTTGTTTTCATAATTATCTAGTTGCGGCCCTAAACTCTCTAATATACTGTTCGGGCGTTTTGTTATCATATTCTGCATTTGCCCCATAAAAGGTAGGCAACGCTTCAGCCATAGACATACCATCTCTCATTACGTCTCCCATAAGAATCCTTGTTCCTTGCCTTCCAAGAAAATTACTTAATGCGGCAAGCTCTGTAGGGGTATAAGTTAATTTATCTCCAAGCTGAGGTTTGTATTCATTATATATATCTACACCGTCTTGAAGAAGTCCTGTTCTTTTTTTCCTAAACATATCTGGATTACCCATAAGTCTTTCTTCCCATACTCTATTTTGAAGCTCTATGTTTCTGGCAAAATCATCTCTAGTTACTCCTTTTAACATCTCAGAGTCCTTTATTTCTTTAAACAGCTGACCATATAAACCTGTGGCAGAAGTTTGTGGGTTCTTCATAAGAATACCATTAAGACTTTCAACAGCCATCACTCCCTTTTGTAGCTTTTCTCTGTCTACTTCTATATCAAATTTTGGAACATCAGGAATTTTTCCGCCATCAATATATCTTTTTATCTTAATACCCGGCAGAATTTTCCTTTTTTTCTTTTTAGTCTTCATCTGCGTAGAAACAAGCCTTTACTTTATAATGGGTAGGTGTCATATTACCAGCTTTAACAGCGGCCTTTACAGCTTTAGTAGCCTCCTCTAATGTGTCAGCCTTTACCATAACCATCTGCTCATTGCTCATATAACCTCCTTTGTCATACTCCATATAGCCACCGCCACCATACTCAACCATTCCTCCGCCTTCATATTCTTTAGACAGCATCTTCTTTGCCATCTCTCTTTGCTTAGGATCTTCAAGTAAAGCTTTTAGCATACCACCAGAAGCATACTCCATCATTCCACCTTTTCCGTACTTCTTAATCTTCATAATTCAAATATTTAGTTTTTCCGTTTTTCTTTACTGCCTTAAGTATTTGTTTTCTGTTCTTACCATAGTTATATGATACGTGTACCCAATCGGGGCATTCCTCCGAACCGAATTCCCAAATTAATTGATCAAACACAAAATTATCTTTTATATTATGAAATACTTCAGCATTCTTATAATCACACTCCCCTGTGCATATATCTATATCAGCCGCAGCTCCCTTGATAGCACAATGCTGTGAGGTAGCACTTCCACCTATTGCAGTATTCAAAGCAGGACTTCTATATCCACTTGTAATAACAATAGGCCCCATAAGATCTCTTAAGGGTTGTAATACTTTTTCACATAGTTCTGCTAGGTTTTCTATTTGCTGTTCATCGGGTGTATTATCTATGTCTCTACGCTTAGCCGTAACAGACCTAGTCATCTCCTTTAATGTAAAGTTTTTACTTAGCTTCATAATAAGACAAAGATAAACCTATATTTGCTTTGATGGGAGACCAACAAGAAACAAGTAATGATAAAAGAAGAAGGGTTAAGCGGGAATATAGAAACAGAAAGAGAAAAAGATTAGAGAATTATAAAAAGACATTGAAGTGTGAGATCTGTGGAGAGAGCCATACTCGATGTTTAGAATTCCACCACATAGACCCTTCCACTAAAAGAGGACACATAGCCGACTTAATTAAAGACTGTTCTTTTGATTTAGTTATGGATGAGATAAGTAAGTGCAGAGTTCTCTGCGCTAACTGCCATAGAAAGGAGCATTAAGAGATTTACTTAAAGTATTACTTTAGGGTTGCATCTTAACTTTTTTTGTTGTAACTTCGTCTAAGTACTGCGAGGTATCAACGATACTCAATACTTCACGTAATGAACTATTTCGTCTCGCCATACGAAACTCTCAACTTAAATACTACTGAAGTGCGGGGTTCTCAAAACCCCAAGCACGAAAGGACAGAACACTAAGTGAGACTCCATTCCAATTTGTATACGGGCGTATTATATTCATAATTTTGCTGTTAACCCATTGATATTTAACAGCTCTATCACAAGAAATATCTGGCCTTTTGCCGTTCCCCGAAAATTTTCTGAGAAATGTTTAGAAGGGGGATTATATGGGTATTGCAGCGGCTTCGATTGCAAACCGAAACTGTTTTCCAGACCCCACCCCTTTCGCCTTAATCCAAATGCGTCAAAATATCCTAAGTTTTTGATAGATCATCAGTCTGCAACTGACTACTATCTGTACTAACTAGTTCTTGCTATTTGAAATAATTTATTAGTCAGCAAAGCTCACGTAATAATCCCTCCACTAATTACCCCTATATATATATTACAGCTCAAGGGATACTATCGGATGCACTTGTGTAAATCTGTTGCAATATGTAAGCTGTTGATTATCAAGTTGCGATACATATGTTGTTAACAATTTGTTTATTAAATTACATTTAGTTATATTAGCAAGATATTAATCAAACAAACAACACAAATTATGAAAATTCTAAATAACGATCAGAAAATAAGAAAAGGACACAAAAACGTTCAGAACTTAGGAAATTTAGCTAGTACTGCTTTAATTGTAGAGCTTGAAAACATAATTAAAAAGAGAATTGAAGAGGTTAAATCTGTTATTAAAAACAATGAATCGGCAACTACAAAAGAGCCTTATAAAACAGAGTGGGTAGATTTTGATGGTGGAAAGATTTTAAAATCTACAAGGACTGATTTCAAATGCTGTAATGATCTTGTTAGAATAGGTATGTCAAGCAATGAGGAAACACTTGAGGTTTTAGATACGTTTTTACGAGCAATAAACCTTGAAAAAGGGCCATTTTAAATGCGTAGACTAACTGATGAGGATTTAATATCCGAAACGCTGTGACAGCGTCTTAGTCAAACAAATAAAGTAAAACAACACAATTATGAAGTACACTTGGAACGATCACACTTTAGAATCATTCAAAGAAATGATCCCAAAAATAAATGTAGGAGAAATGATTATTAATATAATTTTCTTTGTAAAAAATCACTGTCAATTAGAAGATGGAGACACTAATGAAATGTTAGTGGCAGATTTACTAAATCAAGTCTATAATGGAGAAATAGATGAAGATTATGTAGATTTTGTATTTGAGGATTCAGTAATTAAAAATCCATATTATGATGAAAGCGGAAGGTTTAATGTAAATCCAATAGAATATTATGGTGAATATTATTTGAATGCAATAAACCGATTAACTCGCCTTCTAACGTAGTTTTTTGTTTGGTTCTGCCATCAGTCTGCATAGAGATATGCGGACTTTTGGTGGTAAATGGTGACCGGGTAGCAAATCACTGGATGGTCCAGAGTCCCCGGAAATTATAAACTAAAACAAATAAGCAACACAATTATGTACGACACAAAAGATTTAATATGGGACTCTATTATAGAGTTAGATGTAGCAACTGTAGAAGAATTAAGATTGGTTTGTAGTATTAATGGATTTAATATTTCAACCTTAGAATCTGTTATTTATTCAAGAGTGGGTTATCGAAGTTTAAAACAATGGATTGAATGCGAATCTGAAAGGTTTGTTGATTCTAGAACAAAAGAAATTTATGTTAGTCATTTAGCTTTAGAAATAATGCACGATTTAGATTATAAATACAAAATGAGTAACACGTTATCCCTTGATGAATACCTATATGAATATAAAAATATTTTGAATGAATCTGAAGTAGAAAAAATAAACTCAATTATTAACCTTTATTAATCATTTAAAATGACAAAGTATTTTGAAAAATCAATAGCTCTATTTGTAGCTCTTATGTTAATGGTTTTAACATTCGTTATACCGCTATATATATGTTCTGTAATAGAGTCAATTATAAGTTGAGTATGAAACCATACAGCAACTTGGTCACAATGGCAATAGGAGTGTTCTTTTTGCTGTTAACAATCTTCGTATACATCGTGATGACCTACACAATAATAGATGTATTAATTTCATTAATTAAATAAACATTTTAAATATGGATAGCGTAAATAAAATAAAGCGATCATTACTTGAAAATCATAAACTAGAAATTGTCGAATTTGACATTGAAAAAGCTAAGGAAGAACTTAGGATGTTAAAAATGCTTTTGCACTACGATAAGCAACCGAAAACTAAAAATAAATGGAAATGAATTATATTTTAAGATCAGGAAAGTACAAGGGTAAAAAGTGGACAGATGTCCAGACCTATGATAGAGGTTATATTGAGTGGGTTCGAGAGAATCGACCTGAGATGTTAAAACCTTTAAAAAAGAAAGCTGTTAAAAGCAAACCCGGTAACGATAAGGTTAAATTTATTCCTTTAAATAATGACGATATTGTCAAAAAGGATATAGAGACAATGAAAAACAAGAAGAAATTTAGGCAGTTCGCATCTAAAGTTCATAAACACCATAAAAATCTTTAATAAAATGACATACAAAGAATTCAAATCAAAACACAACTTGAGTAACGACTCAATAGACAGCTTAAAAATGCTTAGTAACTGTGAGGTTTATTCAATAAATTATGAGGATACAGTTTATGTTTCCTTTGCAGATGTTATTTCTCAAGGAGAAGTAATTGATTGCTTAGATACAAACGAAAAAATATCTGAGCTGTTTGAAGAATATTACAAAAATTGTTAAATTTAAATTAATAGAAATGAGAACACAAGAAGACGAGTATAACGAGAAAAAGAAAAATCTCAATATGTCAATACATTATTGCGAAAGAACTTTAGGATTAACTAAAGATGATCCAATGTTGAAATACTACATTGACGAGAGAGATAAAGTAATTGATTTTTTAAATAACATACGATGAGAATTTTAAATTTATACGCTTGTTTAGGTGGCAACAGATACAAGTGGGGGGATGACCACGAAATTACTGCGGTAGAATTAGACCGGGATTTAGCAAAACTATATCAAGAAAGGTTTCCTGATGACAAAGTAATAGTTGAAGATGCACACCAGTATCTGTTAAAAAACTACAATCAATTTGACTTTATCTGGAGTAGTCCACCTTGTCCTACTCATTCAAGAGCTAGGTATTGGGGAATTGGTGCTAATGGTAAAGATCCTGTTTACCCGGATATGAAGCTTTATCAAGAAGTTATTTTTTTAGATTATCATTTTAAAGGTAAGTATGTGGTTGAAAACGTAATACCATACTACAAACCTTTTTTAAATCCTAAAAAAAGAGGCAGGCATTTATATTGGACAAACTTTAATTTGCCTAATGATTTAAAAGACAGAAGAATTGCTATAAGTCAAGTAAAAAATGAAGTTGACGCACTATGTGAGTTTCACGACTATGACTTTAAATTATATAAGGGTAAACAACGTATAACTAAAATTGCAAGAAACCTAGTAGACTATCAAGCTGGTAAAACTATACTAGAAACTGCAATTGGCGTTCTTGAAAGTAATGATACAACACAAACTAAATTATTCTAAATACTATGAACTACGATGAAAGTTTAGATCAAAACAATCCATACACTATGGATGTCTCAGAGTACTGCGAAGAATGCGGTGAACATAATGGTAGCCATCCAACAGAAGATATTTTCTGTTCTGAGGAATGTTACAAAAAGTATAACTATATAATAGATTAAAACTATGCCAACACACACCAGAAAAACGTTTTATGTAGACTACGTTCCCAGAAAGAAGGAATGGGTAATAAGAAATCTGTCAAGTAAATTAATATTATTTTCTTTTAAGACAGAAAATGACGCTAAATCCTTTAAGCGCAAACTAGATAAATACCCAATGGGATAATTATTTAGAATCAATATAAATTAACAGAAAAACTTGATTATGTGGTCAAAAGTAGTGTAACTTCGCAACAACAAATATTATGAACAGCAACACAGAAGAACTAATATCGTTTCTAACTTACAGAATTCAAGCTCTTGAACGTGAGTTAGAAGAAAGCAAAAAGATTAACAGCAAACAGGGTTTAGCGGAAAAAGTAACGAACGTTTAATTTTTATTCATTAAGAATTAAATAACAACGCTAAACGAAATATAAGTGATTTGGGGATGCTTCTGCACTATCTGGAAATCTTATAAATAAGAATAGTGTTTTGCTATTCATCTAATAATCAGTAACTTTATATCAATTAAATTTTAAATTCAAATTATGGCAACTAAAACAACCACTAAGAAGAAATCTGTATTCGAAACATTGAATGCGATTAATGTCAACGAACACACCGAGAATAAAAACGGACTAACATATCTGTCTTGGGCGTGGGCTTGGCAAGTAACTAAGGAGAACTATCCAACAGCTATATATACTATATACGAAAGCGCAGAAGGAATGTTCTATCATACCGATGGCAAGACAGCTTGGGTAAAGACAGGAGTAACTATTGAAGATGTAGAACACATTGAGTACCTCCCGGTAATGGACTATAGAAATAAGTCTATATCTATGAGTAACATAACATCTACCGATGTAAACAAGACCATACAGCGTAGCTTGACTAAGGCTATTGCTAGACACGGACTTGGACTTTACGTTTATGCAGGTGAAGATTTACCTTCTAAAGATGATGGTAAAACTACAGCTCCAAAAAAGGTAGAAAAGAAAGTTGTTAAGAAGGAAGATACTAGCGAAGAAAAGTTTGCTTTAGCTAAAGAGTATATTGGTAATCACGGAAACAAAAAAGAGGCAGTCCAAATGTCTTTGAAATGGTATGGTGATATATTTACAGATGCACAAAAGAATGAGTTAAACGCTTTAGTCTAATGCAGTTTGCTGTTGATTTACAAAAGAAAACAGGAAAGAGCTGGTTATCTTACAGCTCTATTAAACTAGCTGTTGAAGATTTAGTTAGCTTTGAGGCTTATTGTGCAGGGACTTACTACAAGGATTCTGATGCATTAACTTTTGGTTCTGCATACGATTGTCTCTTATTTGAAAAGGATAAGTTTAAAGATCGGTTTGCTGTTATGGACGATAGAGAAATTGTAGATGAGATTGGCGGAAAGAATCCTAGAGTTACCAAAAAATATAGAGATTGGAAACAGAAATTTTCTGAAGGGGTAGAAGGTAAAAAACTTTTATCTGGAGAAGATTATCATAAGGCTTTAGATATGATCAAAAGATTGAAATCTACAAATATGTATGATATGTATTTAGCCGATGCTGAATATCAGTATGAAGCTTCCGGGTTTATAAAAGATGTCCCTGTTCACGGATTTTTAGATGCTAAGGGTAAAGACTACATAGTGGACGTTAAGAGTGCTAGATCAGTAAATTCCTTCCGGGGTTCCGTATTTAACTTCTCTTATGATTTACAAGCATATGTCTATTCGCAACTCACTGGTATTAAAGATTATATGTGGGTTGTGCAAGAAACAACATATCCCTATACAATGGGATTATTTACGTGTTCTGAGCGAACATTAGAATCTGGCAAACGAAAGTTTGAAACAGGAGTGGACATTATCCGCTCATATCTTGATGGAGATCTATCCAGTCAAGAGTATTTTATTCATAGAGAAATCTAAAAATCAATTATAATTATGGAAGCAACACCTGAAAAAAAGAAACGTTATGGTTTTGTAGCTGCCCCTGAATATCCAGAGGGCGGTAAAATTAGAATGAAATGTCGTGTGGCATTCAAAGTAGAACAGCTTGAAGAGCTTAAGCAGTTTGCTACTGAGAAGGGCAACATTAACATTAACATTACTGAGTGGAGAGAAGGATACCCATCATTGAGTGTCTACGACCCTAGAGAACAGAGAAAAGAAGATTTGCCGTTCTAGTGATAGACAAGGCGATCATATCATTGATCTCTTTAGAATGGGGGAGGGAACTGACAAACGTCAACCCTCCCTTTTTTCTACTTAAAAGCAACGATGATAAAAGAGAAGAGGACTATAAGTTTGCCCTGCTTCACTGCACTATGCAAGGAAAGTATATGATCTTTGAACCTTTCAGTGATCAGGTAGATTATGTAGTATTTTTTATCGATGGTAGAAAAGATAAAGACAACTGCGTAACGTCTTATTGGTTTCCGATAAGGGAGCAGTTAAAACAAGGAAAGCTAGATTCATTTTATGCTGTTAAGCATCTAATTCATAAGATTAAAATTAATGTTGGGAAGCCCGATTTATTATATGCAAGTAACAATATCTTATCAAAAGAAAAAGATTAAACTTAAAAAGAAATCTTGGATTGTTACAACAAGAGAAACAGCTAGAGATATAATGTTACACGACAAGAAGTCTATGACAAATCTAGAAAACAGAGTTTATGGAGCAGCTGCTAAAAAAGGAGTAGTTATTATTAAGATAGATAGCAAGAAAGTAATTGGAGAAACAAACCATTAGTTATGAGAGATCAGTTTATAAGAATAGCATTAGCCAAGCTAAAAAAAACATATAAGTTTTATCCTCAGAGGTTAGCTGTTGCGGCTAAGATGTATAGCAGATGGATTGAACGAAAAAATATTAAAAAGAAATGAAAATAGTAATTACAAGCAAAAATGCTTATTGGTCGCGTTGTAGATTATCTCTATTACCAAGTTTGGATTTAGAGTATGCTACAGGATTAAAAGACAACCTAGAAAAAGGCATTGTTCAAAGATCGTTAGAAATAGATGTGTATTTTGCTTTCTTGTTTTTTAATGCATCTATAGAAACATTATCAATGTGGGGTAATGAGGGAAAAATAGAAGATGTAGATTGTGAAGTTTACTCAATAAATGATTTCGATACAGAAGAATGAAGAGTTTTATTTCTGATATAGTATTACTTTTAAGTTTTATATTATTAATAATTTGCATAATATCGTCCATCAAAGACCGTTAAAGTATATGATACAGTTTAAGAATAAAAAAACTGGAGAATTGATTACTATTTCAAGAGTAAGAACCTATATAAATGATGATGGTTCAAAAAGAAATGTTGATCTCTCTGGAGAGTATGACCTAAACGAATACGACCAAGTAGTTGATGACACTAACTATTCTAGTATTCATTGCACTAAAGCACCTAACGACAAACTATGAAAAAAACAGAAGATTATATTAAAGAAGTAGCAGAAGAAATTATATCTTTATTGCTAAAGAAGAATAAGGCTTATGGGGATACAGCCAATAAACCTCCCCAAATATTTTCAAAGCTTTCACCAAAAGAAGCTATATTAGCTAGGCTAGACGATAAGTTAAGCCGAATTAAAACAGTAGGGTTAAATGATAAGACTGAAGACACTATGCTTGATCTTATAGGCTACCTTATTTTATATCGAGTTCAATTAAGAAAAGAACAACACACCAATGACACAAGTAACACTATTCAAGAACATAAAGGAGACGGACAACCCGATATACGTAGATATTCCTACAGCACTGGAGAGGATACGAACTGGGTCTCGACATCGACTTAAGATACAGAAGATAAGAGAGGGGCATAAGGAGGAGAAAAAAGAACTACCCATTGCCCTTTGGTCTGGAAAGTTTAAAGACAGAAAAGATGAGTCGTTATCAGAGCATAGCGGACTTATAGTATTAGACTTTGATCATATAGAAGTTATTGGCAGCAAGAGCATATTAGCTACCGATGAATATGTTTATGCCTGTTGGATATCACCATCGGGTGAAGGCTTAAAGGCTTTAGTTAAAGTTAATAGTCCGTCTAACCATAGAGATCATTTCCGTGCATTACAAGCATATTTTGACAGAACATATGGGCTAGAAGTTGACCCCTCTGGAATCAACGAATCAAGAGCTTGTTTTGAAAGCTATGATAAGGATATAGTAATCAAAGAAGCTTCATCTGTTTTTACTAAACTAATATCCGAAAAAGCATTAAGTCAAAAAGCTGAACATAAAGAAACATATACCGACTACAACAAGTTGGCTATTGTAAGCTCTATGCTTCGCAAGGCTGATGATGGAGAGAAACATTCTGTATTACTTAGAGCATCTATTCTTTGTGGTGGATATATCTCTGCTGGAAGAATGGAAGAGGACGAGGCTATACGTATTCTTGAGAGAGAGTTGTCTAGGAGGGAGATTGACAGTCCAGAGGTGGCTAGAAACACAATCAGAGATGGCATAGAGAGAGGAAAAGCATTGCCTATAGGAGAGTTAATAAAAGGAGAAAGTCAGATAAAGCTAGAGATGCAGATCAATGATGGCGATATGTCTTTCGTTTCTTCTGATGATGAAGACTTTCGTTGGATACAAGATTTTATAGCAGGTAAATTAGAATTAGGCTTAGATACCGGTGATGAGTATTTAGATGAATTCTTTAAATACAAAAGAGAATTCTTAGTTATAAATGGTATCAGTAATGTAGGTAAAACAACATTTGCATTGTATCTAATGGTTAATGTATCTATACGCCACGGATGGAAGTGGATAGTTTACTCTGCTGAGAATAAGACGGCAGCTATAAAAGCAAAGCTTATGTCATTTGCTGTTAATCTTCCATTAAGTGAGATGAGGAATTCTGAGATCAACGAGGCATATAAATGGGTTAATAAACACTTTAAAGTGGTAAGTAATAATCAAGTTTACAGCTATACAGACCTTATAGTCTTTGGAGAAAAGCTGTTGAGGCAGGGTAATTATGATGGGTTTTTTATTGATCCTTACAATGCTCTTAAGATAGAGATGAGTCAAGGTAACGCTTTGTCTACCCACGAGTATCACTACGAAGCTGCTAGTGAACTTTTAACTTTCTCTAATAAACATACTATAGCTGTTTGGGTTAATGCTCACGCTGTTACGGAAGCACAAAGGAGAAAAGGCCCAGATGAATTGCCAATAGCTCCATATGCAGAGGACACTGAAGGCGGTGGCCGTACGGTGAATCGTAGCGATTGTTTTTTGACGTTTCACAGAAAAGTCCAGCACCCAGAATATGATATGCGAAGGACGATGGAGTTTCACGTTAGAAAGGTTCGGGAAACTGAAACAGGAGGTCAGCCAACAATGATAGACAGTCCTGTGCTTTTTGAATTAGAGCAGTCTAACACTGCTTTTGTCAATAAAAAGACAAATAAACGCTTATTTGAGTCTATTTTAGCACAAAAAAACAAAAAAATGCAACTTCCATTAGGAGATGAGTCTGCTTTCTAATAACTTTACTAAATGCTTGATTATAATGAAATCCAAATTAAATTACCAAAGCCCCCAAGCCTTAATCAATTTTATTCTGGAAGACACTGGACAGTCAGGTCGAAATTTAAAGAGTCGTATTGGAATGAAATTAAAGAGTCTCTTGATTCAATTGATCCGTTTACTATGTTACGTTTTAGCATATACGTTCGCTATAACTGTAACTATGATGTGGATAATGCTATTATTTGTGCGAAATTTCTTGCTGATTATCTTAGAAAAAATGGATATGTTAAGGATGATAGTCCTAGATACTTTTTCTCACAAAAAACGGAACACGACCAAGATGTAGAAAAGAATACCTTTGTAGCTAAGATCAAATGTTACGGATATCAAAAAATGTAATATGAAAGAAAAAGAACTTAGCGATCTGTATCATAAAGCTACCGAAAGGATACATAAACTAACAACAAGCCTATACGAAGACTTACACACAATATCAGGTAAACCAAATGTTAGCACTGAAGAAATCGCAGCTATTACCAATAAGTATAGTAGGTGGTTCAGATCAGAGCTAGACTTCATAAGATCAGCAATACAAGAGTATAAAGAACAGCAATGATACACAATGAGAAGGAACTTTTTGATTTGATAAAAAAGAATATTATTCCAGATCTAAAGAAGTGCGAAGACCAAATGTCAAAGTATGATTGCTATTCTAAAGAACATAATATAGATATAGAATTAAAATGTCGAAGAACTCATTATGATGATCTGTTAATAGAAAGGATTAAGTATAATGCTTTAATTATGAGAGCAAAAAAGAACAACACAACAGCTATATACATAAACTCAACTCCAAAAGGTGTATGGTCATTTAAAGTGAATGATTTAAATTCGCCTTCTTGGGAGAACAGGTTTATGCCACAGACAACAGATTTTCATAAACAAAAAGATGTGTTAAAAGAAGTAGGTTACTATAATATATCTGTTGGCAAAAACTTAACTAATATTTTAATATGAAAGCAAACTACCATACTTGTAAAGGAAGAAAGCTTAGAATAGATAGGTTACTTCAGGAAGCCGCTAATCTTTTTACTGCTTGTGGTAAAGACTCAACGAAAGAAGAGAGATTAGAAGCTAAAGAAAAAGAGAAAGTTATTCTTAAGAAAATATCAGAAATCGACCCAGTGTTCGCAGAAAGATGCGGATGGAAACCTAAATTAAATTAAATACAATGAAACATACTCCACACTTATTTACAATGCCATTACTTTTAGAAGCAAAAGAAGCTTTTTTTGGCCCGAATGCAAGAATATCAAGGCATAGAAGAAACGTACTTATGCGTATGGCTTTTTCAAATGCCTTTCTTCCAAGAGCTACAAAAACTAATATTGCTTCTGTTCTTAATAAAAACCACGCTACGATTGTTCACTATGCTAAAGGACACGAATGGCATTTAAAGTATTACCCTGAATATACAGACTTATACAATCTAGCAAAAGAAATATTTAGAAGATACGACATTCCTAAAATCTCTGAAAAAGAATTTAATGGTATAGACAATACTGCTTTATTAAATCAACTTGTTGAATTAAAAGATAAATTACATAAAAAAGATGTAGTTATAAAAAAGCAAGAAAAAGAGCTAAATACACTTAGGGTATATTATAGAAATGCTGAACAGGCCAGAAAACTATTTCCTAGTATTTGATTTATTAGGACACTCGCCATTCTTACATTTACATTCTACGGGACGAAGAGAACACCAACCCTTCATTACGAACCACAAGCTTCGCAGTCATCTGGACTATCTACGCTACAGCTTGGTTGGTTCTTTTGTTCTAGGTCTATTAGCCAATTATCAAATTGATTTTCTGTCTTGTATTCTTTGTTATTTTCCTTGTCCACGATATTTTTTTTTATAGAGTTTTGATGTTTTTAGATTACTTGATTTAGATTTAGCAACCACACCGGGTCGCCTCACCTTCGCCTTTTTCTTAAAAAAGGTTTGAACTTGAAGTCTAGCCATTATTTAAAACTTAATTGATTTCCTAACTGTTAGTACGCCAATAGCTACTAGTAGTATACTGATGAATCCCCAAAAGGTATATCGCTGAACTCGCTGAAGTCTAGACTCCTTAAACACGAGTTTAGGAACAACAACGCTAACAGTGCGTACGACAGTATCAGCATCACAACCGCCATCGATTATAAGGGTGTCGAAGCTCCGCATAATTTTGACTCGGAAGTTGTTCTTTACTATCTCCACGGTATCCGTGTTTGAGATGGTGACCGTATCCAATACAGCAGTCGGCTCTGTCACAACCGTGTCCGTGACAGTTATCGTCTTCTGTTGGAGGATCGATGGATCTAGTTTTACTGCTCTTTGCAGATGCCAATTTGCTCCGCAACTGGGAAACAAAATTGTAGCAAAAAACAACGTAACGCATAGTAAGTATCTGTTAATTTTTAGGGTCATATTTATATAAAAAAGTAAGCACTTTAGTCGGGTAAAGTTACGTTTTATTATGTATAAATTTTTACCTTTTTTACAGCTTTAAGACCCTTCTCTTTCCCTTCTCATTTTCTCATAAAAATCATTCATAGTCTTACTGCTTTTGCCTGATCCTCTCTTTTTTGGCCCTTCAATTTGATAATTAGAATAATTAAGAAGTCTTAGTATTATCGTGCCAACGTCAGACTCAGAACCCAATTCTCCGTAATTATCAAAGAACTTAGCAATGGTTGGCATTGGCAGTCCCACTAATGTAGAAAGTTCATAGTATGCGTCTCTATAAGCCTTTGCTTTTTTCTCTTCATCTTTTAAGTTGCCAGCTTTAACTAAATCTTTTACAACACCGTTTGCTATCTGAATAAGACCGACTGTTTTTGCTTGGCTTCCAGCCCAAGGCTTATCTGTGAAGTAATCACCTACTGTTTGGACAACCTCTCCAATAATAAATAGAGCGTTTAAGTTGCCTATAACTCCAGCCCTTAGTAAATCTTCATCGTCATCATCTCTCCATCCTCTAAGGATACCGGGTAGCCCCATAGAAACATATTGAAACAACATTGGCATAAAGGCGTGGTACATAGCAAAAGTTCTTATGTTCTGACCCACAGTCCCCTTATAATCTTTACCGCTTATTGCTCTATAAAGGTTTCTTATCGCTATAATTTCTTTTCTTAAATATTGTTTTGGAGTAGTGAGGAACATATTCATAGCCCTTGTTAGTGGATCACCTGTTTGTAAATAATCCTTATCCTGTAAGTCTGCTGACTGCTGAGTTCTTTTTGTATCCCTCTCAAATTTTTTAATTGCAATCTTAATCGCCTCTTGCTCTGATTTACCCTCTTTTAAAGCTTTGTCTTTATAATAAGAGTAGTTTGGTAAGCCACCAAGCATAATAGCACCCCTATCACCAATTTTAGTCGTGTACATTGCAAAATTAACAAGCCAATTTTTAGCTGGGCCAGATAGAAAATCTTTAACTCTTGAATTAGGAAGAAACTCTTTCATTCTTGAGTCAGAATAAGTTTCAATGGCCGTCATAATGCTTTGATTGTTTCTGTCTTTCATATAAACAGAATTCTCTGTAACCTCTTTCCAGACTTTCATCTGTTGTAGTTTGTTTTTAGCTGCATACTTTAGCCAGTTTCTAAAACCAATGTCATTAGCATAGGTGAATGTAGAGGTTAGCTGTTTTATTGTAATGACTGGACTTAACGCAAGCCTAGAAATAATAAATGCATTATTCATTCCGTTTATAACCTTTGCCTTAATCCCTGACTGTTGGCCTCTAGAAGCTATCTTTTGTATCATATCCTTAATAAAGGAGTATATTTCTTTACCGTGTATGTCTTCAATTGAAGATTTTATATACTTATTAGAAAAGAATTTATCTAGATCTCTAACTACTTCACCGTAAGCAGCAAAGTATTCCATATCATTAATGTACGTATTTAAAACGTCCATCTGATTCATAGCTTTAATTGCAGACCTGCTGTTTTGACGAACCTTAGTAGCTCCAGCTCCAACAGCTGTTTTATACATATTCCCTTGTCCTAACAAATTAATTATGTCAAGATCACTTTCTTGAGTTCCTTCTCTGTATACTGTACCTGCATAAAATTCACTCCACGGCAAATCAGTTCTATAAAGTTTTTTATAAACCCTGTTGTATTCTTCATATAGCTGAGGATATAAGACATCTACTTGCCAGTCGGCTAACGCTTTTACTTTAGGCTCTAGTTTTGCCTCAAGCTCTTTCATTACCCTGTCAGCATTTTGTTTATTAAGGTTTTGTTTTCTTTCTTTTTCTTCTGCGCTATCATTAGAGTTTATAACTTCAACACCCCACATTTCTGCATTTGCAAAAGAAGGTCTCAGTGCCGGGTCTTTATACATATTGTAGAAATAAGCTATTTCATCTTGACTAAGAGGCTCTAACATAACACCTTCTTGCAACTCAATACCTTGATCTACTTGCTTTCTATTTAGTCTAGATACTTTTTTCCAATTTTTACCATAATTATCATAAAGAAATCCTGCGATCTGAGACTCAATTTCCATCATCCTCATCTTAAATCTGATAGAAGCTTCATCTACTTTATCGGTAAACATTTCATTTAGTCTACCACCAAACATTTCACCGGGAAGTTTATCGATTCTTTCCATTAAACCATCCATCGCTTCAGATGATCCAAAAACAAAATTGTCAAACCTGCTAAATAAACCAGAGAAGAAACGCCTTACAACGTTTTGAGTCATTCTCCTTCTTTTCTCATCACCTTTTCTTTGTTTTCTTTTCTTGTTTAGTTCATTCTTAACATTTGGATCTGACATATCTATGTATTCACCAGTAATAGCCTCATTTCCTGCCTCAAGTTGTGCAAGATATGACTGATGGCTTTCAAGCAACTCTTGTTGTAGTAAAGACTTACCAAACGTAATCATCTCTCCAAGTGTAGAATAAATAGCGTCTAGTTCTGAAACTTTTTTAGGGTTATCGTTTTCTATCTGAATAGAATTATTGTACTTCATTGCTAACTCAAGGTCAACCATCTCTTCTCTCTGCTCAACTGTTTGTTCAATCTCTTGAGATAATTCGTTTATTCTTTTAAGAAGTGACTCATTGAACTGACCTATTTCTTCTGGAGTTGCTTTAGATCCAAGTAAATTTGATTTTATTCTATCTATTCTTTTTCTAACAGCATCACTTATTTTCTTTGGCTTTAATCGTCCGTTTTCAACTACTTGATAAGTGCCATTTAAAACACCATCTATATTTCTCTTTAGTGCTTTAATGTTTGTCTTAATCACAAAGGAAGTTACCTCATCTAATATGTTATTAATGTTTCCTTCAGTTGCTGCATTTACTTTATCAATTAACTGAATTACATTTCCTTTAGTGTATATTTCTTTAGGTAAAGCTTTACGAATAAAATTTCTTACTTCTGTCTTAATCTTTTGTAAACTCCTTGCTCCCTTTGTTCTTTCACGAAGAGCTAATCTAGCTTGAGAAATTTTACTAGTTAAGTTTTGAGAAGGTCGAATTCCTACAGAGCTTTGCATATCACTAAGCATTCTTGCTTGTTGTGTAGATATAGCTTTAGTTTTTGCATCAGCTGCATTTTTATATTCAGGTTGTTTTTCTAAAAACTCTACAGTCTTGTCAAGTATTTCTTGCTCAGTAAGAATAGGAGGCTTTGAATCATTAATCTCAGTTTGCTTTTGAGCATAATCTTGAATTTCTTTTTCAATTTTTGCTTTAAGTTTAATGACCTCTTCGCTCATCTCAACAAACTCTACACCTTCTTCTTTTTTTATTTGTTCAATGTACTTTTTGTTATTTTTAAGCTCTTCTTGCTTTTTCTTTCTAAACTTGCTTATCTTTTTCTTAAGCTCAGTGGGTGTTAATTGATCTCTTTTTGCGTTTTCTTGAATAAGTTTTTCTCTAAAAGCTCTTATTCTGTTAAACAATTTTAATCCTGCTTGCGCTCCACCATCTATATCACCAAAACTTTTTGGCATTGAGTCAAATACATCTATATTAATTGACATCAAGCTGTTTACAAGCTTTGCAGGAAATTTCTGTACCCTTACTAGGTAGTCTTTTATTACAGCGTCTCTGAAGTTGTTACGCCTAGCTTCCAAAATGTAAGACTCAATATTTTTTTGTTCTCTTCCTGTTATTTTTTGTTGACGAGCTTGCTGAGCTTTTGTTACAACAACTCCAGCCTTGCCAAATGTGTTATTTTTAGTCACAACAGCTCCAGTTCCTAGTAACTCTTGAACATAATCTACAAGCTCGTTACCATCAAAACCTTTTTGATATACATCTATAACTTTTCCTTTTTGTTTTCTTTTAACAATATAACTTTTTTCTTCTGGCCCTTTTTCAAAGTTTTTAGTATTGCTTATGTCTCCTTTAAATCCTCTTGAGCTTATTATTGCTGTTCCCCCTTCGTTAAGTTTAGAAAAAATATCTTGAACTATAAAATCTCTGACATCTTTAGGAACTACATTCACTACATTGAGAGACACTACAGCATCATACTTTTTATTTATTTCTTTAGCACTAGTGTAAGTGGGACTTGCTTTACCTTCCCATCTTTCAGTATTGAGTTCAAAAGAATCAACCTTACGCCCTAATCGTTTTGACATAACGTCTGTTCCAAGCCCAAGACCTGCCCCATAATCTAAGACATCTCCTTCAATATCAAATCCATTTATTATGTTGGCTGCTGTTGCGTAACTACCTCCAGTGGTTGCTACTTGCGTAGTGCCAGAAGCTTTAGATAAACCATCGTCTATTTTTTGTTGTCTAGCTTTAAAAGATATAGTAGGGTCTCCAGATAAATCAATTTCTTTAGGGATTTTTGCTTCATATTGGCCGCCCATAGCTGAACGAGAAGCAGTTGTCTTGGATCTCTTTCCTATAGGTGTTTGATTTGCTTTTGGAGATTCAGGTTTAGATTTTGGAAATACTTTTCTTACATCAACCGCATTATTAAATATCATTATTGGCTCACCTTGTAATACAAATGGGTATGAAGGATGAAAATTAGGATCACCTTCTCTTATCTCTAATATTTCAGCGTTCTTTTTAAATTGTATAGCAGAAACAATATCTCCATATCCTACTTTAGTTAGTGATGGATCGTTTACATAATCTAATACACCCACATCACTTTTTGAAGTTTTATTAAGTGGTGGTATACCAAATTTTTTTAATGATTCTGCACTAAAAAATTGAGAAACAAAACTACCTCTCTGCTCATAGCTAAACCTATTACTACCTTCAGCTTGAGGCATTAATGTATTTTCAAATGGCATCAATGTATTTAATTGTTCTAGACTTGTAATTTCTGTAGGCAGACCAAGAGATTTTAACTTAGCTGCTTGTTTACCTACTTTTAATTTTGAATTTACATAAGATAGTAGCTCTTTTGGGTTTGCCCCTTTGTTAATTGCGTGAGTAATTTCGGCATTTAAGTATTGAAACATTCTAAAGCTCCCTGTAATTCCTTTATTGTCTTGCGACATCACTAATCCAACACCATCAGTATTGTCTATTTTGTTTTTTAACTTAGTAGCACTTTCCATATTAGTGGCTGCCCATCCAAGACCACTATTGTTGCCGTATGGATATAAAAATCCTCCAAAAAAATTAAATTTTAATCCAGTAGGGCTTTCTATCTCTCCATAAGTCGCCTTGTCACCAGCAAAAACAAATGCGTCTGCTCCAGATATATCATTTATTGAACCACGCTTTATGGCACTAATGTCTATACCACCTCTATTGATTTGATATTTTTGTTGTCTTACCTCTAAGTCAATTGAAGGGCCGTCATCCTCTACATTTTCAGGAATAACTCCTTCAGCTCCTTCCACAACCTCTCCTTGTTCTAAAGATTGAATATCTGATTCTTCAATAACCTCACCCTTTTTGGTTTTTCTTGATATTACATTTAACAGATCTATAACATCAGCATCTTCTTTGCCAAAATCAACACCTATATCTATACCAAACTTCCTAGCTATACTCTTTAAAAATTCAACTATTACATTTTTAGATGGTTTATCTAACTGTCTATATTCAGAAGAAAGAATTCCAACTAATTCAGCCAATCTCTCTTCGTTTTGGAATTGCCCTTCGTACTGTTTAGCAAACGCTTCAATACGCTTACTTAACTCGCTGTTTTTAGGAAGTGCCTTTTGAACAGATAAAACCATTCTTTCCGCTGCTTTTGCTATAGCCGGGTCAGTCTTGACCTTTTCCATTAAAACTGCGTGAAATATTTCGTGAGGAACAGTAGTGTTTGTAGCCTTAGAAAGATTAATATGAATAGTTGTGTTTTCAGGATTATATTCTGCACGACCTTCACCAAGTTTAGCGTATTTTAAATATTGATCGTTTGTCTTATGCAATACAATCTTAACGTTAGGCAAAATTTTAGATATCGCCTTTGCTCCTAATTGGGCAATACTTTCCACACTACTTTTTAATGTAGACTCATCTTGTTCAACAGCACCTGTTTTGTTTATAGCAAGATTTTGTGACTTTACTTCTGTACTTTCATTTGCTTCATCAAAGAATGAATCAATATCTCTTTGCTCTTCAGCTGTAACAGTAGATAGTTCTTGTTCAGATATTTCATCTAAGGCATCATCTTCTTTAGTCTCTACTTTTTCTTTTAATATTTCCTCTTGCTTTGTTGTTTCTTCAGTTTTAGCTTCAGCTGTTTCTTCTAACTCTAACGCATCTATTTTTTTCTGTATTTCAGAAATTACATTTTCTTGTTCTTTCTTACCAATTTCAGTTGACATTTTAGAATAATCTCTTCTTGCCTTACGTAGACTATTTTGAAGATCTATTTTTGTAGCCTTCTGCTCTTCAGACATTTTATTAGCTGATTCATCAACCTTCTTTAATATATTATCTAAAGCTTTTTGAACTTCATTTCTTTTATTAGAAATTAAATCTTTTTCTTCTTTTGAAACTTCAGGGTTGTTTATTACCTCATCATATTGTTTTAAGGCTTCCTCAAATGCTTTTATTTTCTTTCTTTCTTCAGGACTTTTAATAGATGAAAATCCTCTAGAAATTAAGAAAGCTCCTCCACCCATTAGTGAACCAATAACTCCACCTTCAACAATCTCTATTGGGTCAATCTCATCATCAGCAATAAATTTACCTAACAAGCCTTGCGTAGAATTAGCAAGAACCTCTTCAAAACCTTCTTCGGTAACAGCTCTAGCTCCTTTTGGCAACCAACCAAACATCAAGTCACCTAATTCTTTTGAAGTTAAATCTTTTATACCTTGCTTTTTAAATGTTTTTCTTAAGAGATTTACATCACCTAAAAACAATTTTTCTGTTAAGTATTCGATTCCTCCAACACCTAGAGAATATATCATTTTATCTGCTTGGCTTAGGTCATCTCTGTCTTGAACAGCTGCATACTGGCTACCAGCAGCGGAAGCTCCAAGAGTTGCGAGACCGTATGGCCCAAGCATTGCTGCTGTAAACAGCTGAGGAGTTTGTTGAATAAGTGTAGATCCTAGTTGAGCAAAACCAGCCTTAATATTTCCATCTTGAAAATTTTCAATAAAGCCTTGAGATAGCTCTTCATCTGAAAGTCCATATGTTATTAAGGCATCTTCAGCTCTTTTCCCAGAGTCATCTAATAAAAGATCTCCAAGCTCTCCTGTTTTAGCCCCTAGAGCCTCAGCAAACTTTAAAACACCACCAATAATAGCCTCTCCTCCTGAAGTTAATTCACTAATAACTGGAACAGTATATCTCTCCTTGCCTCTTCTTTCTTTTCTTTTTTCTTCTTCCTTAAGGGTTTCTTTAATAAAAGAAATAGTTCCCTTTTTTAAAATAGGCATAATGCCTTCTTTAATTGCTCCTGACTCATCAAGTAAATCTAAAGGCAGCGACTGAGCTATAGGGTCTTTGGATAAAGATTTATATACACGATAATTATCTTCAAGAATTGTATTTTTAAACCCAAATCGTCTAGCCATATTTGGATCTTTAACAGCCTCTTCAATATTTCCTTTAGAAAGAGCAATGCCAGTGTATAATTCAGCAGCAGCTGAGTTTGCTATTTCCTCTTGCTGTCTATCGTAAAACTCAGGGGAAGTTCCTTTAGGAACATATTCGCTACTTAAAGACTCCGATACAGAAGGTCGTGCTTGAGATAGAAAATCTGATTCCGTAGAACTGGATAGACTTTTTTTTTTAAGACCTTCGTCAAAGCCAACTAAGGCTTTAAAATCATCAATTTCTTTTTTATAACCTTCGCTTTTAGCAACAGAATACATATTACTTAAAGCTTTCTCATCAGAACTAATTAAAGTCTTGAACTCCTCAATAGATTTAGCATAGCCTTCTCCTTTTGCTAAAGAATATAATTGTTGTATCGCCTCTTCGTTCATTTGTCTTTTATTAGTTAAAATCCGCTCATTGAGTTTCCAGCTTTCTCTTCACGTAAAGCTATAAATCTTTCAACTGCAGCTGTATTAAGATTATCTGTAATAAAATTCATTAAAAGAACAGGATCTGACTCTTTTTCGCCTTTGCTGAATTTTGTTTTAAACGTTTTCTTTGAGCCATTAGGAGCTGTTATAATTACCCTTTCGCTAAATGGATTAGTAGGAACGGTAACTGTAAATCCAAGAGCATTAAAATCTTTAGCAAATTTCTCCGCAAAGTCTTCTTCGTAAACTTTAGTTATATAGTCATCTGTAATTTTACTACGAATATATTTAAGAGTTTCCATCATAGGCTTTCTAGTTTCATCCGATTTAACTGATGTACCAGTTAAGTCTTGCCACACAAAATCTTCAGGCACTGTAGAATATCCGCCTGCCGCTTTTTCTATTTGATTAGGGTCAGAAACTCCGTGTATTGCTACCCCTGCTATTGCCCAATCTTCTTGTGTTGGCTGCTCGCCTTTTTTAGCTATAAAGATGCCATTATCACCCGTTTTATTTAGGCTCGGTTGTGAGTACATAAGTTCAAGAACCTGATCTCCACTGCTGTTTGTGCCAAATTCTATACTAGTAATTCCTTTCTTAACGCTTGCCGGATCATTTAATATTGCTCCAAGAAGATTCTTACGCTTATCGTTATCTGTTTCTTTATATATGTTCATCCATTGAGACACAGGGAATGCTTTTGTTTTAGATTCTTCGTCTCGAGCTTTAGCATAAGGACTAACACCTTGCCTTGCAACAAAATTAATTGCAGAATTAACAACACCGTCCATATAATCGTTAAATAGATTTGGGTTTTGTTCTTGGAATATAGGTTCGTTTATAAGATCAACATCTATTGGTCTAATTGGATTTCTTAAACTGCGATCTCCAATTAAGTCTTTTTCAAAAGCTTGATAAAGGATTGCCCCTTGTTTTTCTTCAGGCAAATAAGATCTGTTCTCCATTATCTTTTTAAAATCTTTTCTGACCTTATCTAAATCATAATTACCTTCTGCGGTCATATAGTCGTTTTTCTTTCTATCAAAAGATTCTAGTAAAAGATTTACTGCTTTATTTGGATCTGCGATATCTGATTTATATGACATCCCAAACTCTAAAGGGTTTTGTCCTAATAAAATAATTTGCTCTGCTGTTCTTTTTACACTTCTGTCTTTTTCTAAAAGGTCAAATGCATCTATGCTAGTAATTGAATACTTATTAGGGTTAGCGTTATAGTCAGAAGATAAAGACCTATTGTTGTCTGCAAGAAATTTTGCTGTTCCTGCAATTTTAGCGTAGTAAGAGTGAGCTTTTCTGAGGGCTTTTATGTAATCTACATTATTTGGATCTTGAGAGTATAAATCTCTAGCGTCTTCAACAGCATCATACGCTCCTTGAACAGCATCTACATCAGCAGCTAAATAATTACCTTGAATCTCGTCAAACTGAGATGAGAATTCCTCTGCCCTTAGAGCGTCTTGAGTTTTTTGCCTCTTTAAATTATAACCAATCTCCGCAAAATTTGGCAACTTAATTACTCCTGATGGTATTACTTCAGCCATTACTTATTCTTATTAAATTTTTTCAAAAGACTTCTAAAATAAGAGCTTTCTTTACTTAGTTTAGCTTGCTGTTTAGGGTTAAGTATTACCTCTCCACCTGTCATCTCTCCCACCTTGACACCTTTCTGAACTATATCTATAGGGTTTGTGTCGTGATTAAACGCACCTTTGGTCATTTTACCTCCCTTTGCCATCCGTCTTACATTACTATTATATTGATTATCATATTGAAAATCTTTGTACTCATCGTCAGTATCAGGTCTTCTTACATATTTTCTTGGATCATCTATGTCTTTTAATCGATCTTCTTCTGCTTGTCTTTGTATTTGATTTAAAGCTCCTCTTTGTTCTTCAGTCATCTCAAATTCAGGCTCATCATCAACAGCAACACTTTTCTTTTTAGGTTCTGAATATAAAGCCATTAATCCTGCTTGACCTAACCCTCCAGCAATGTTTTGAATACCTCCTTCAATAGCTGCTTGAGCTGCACCTAAATCTCTTTGATAAGCAGCAATGTTTCTATTAATTTCTCTTTCGCTACCCATAGCACCAATCTGTAATGCTCTCATTTGATCTGCTTGTCTCTTACCCATTAAGTTTATAGCTCCTTGATCACCAGCCCTTACCATTCCCGGTAACGAACCTACCAATGCTCTACCACCACCCGCTTGAGCAGCTGCAATCCCTGTGGCTAAGTTTCTATTTAGTTCGTCTAATCGCCTTTCTTCAACCTCTCTATTTCTAGACAACTTAAGCATATCAGCGTATTCAGATGGTTTTTCAGTAGAAGGCTCTGCTAGTTGATTTGCCATTTTTTGACCTCTTGCCATTTGAGAAATTCCAAATATAGCTTGTGCTGCGGCAGGTATGTACGGCAATATTCCCCCTGCTACGTATTTTTTTGTTTTATCTTTTTTCTTTAAGCGCATAATACAAAGGTAATTATTATTGTCCTAATTGGTTAGCCAGATTAGATTTAGCATATACGGTGTTTACAGCGTATAATTCTATCTCTGAAGTAGAACTATTGGTTAGTTTAATTTTTGCATAGTAATCACGAATCTGATCTCCCTCAACGGATCCCGTTGCTATTGCTACAACCTCGTCACCGTTAGCTAATCCAGAAACAGTTGAAGCGCAAGTTATTTTAGTTCCTGTAGGTACAGAAGATATAGTGTTACTTATAGAAACAAGAGTTGTTCCACTTATTTTATAAAGAGCTGCACCCATTGGGAATGTTATGTAGCTTATATCACTACTAAAAGTTATATCAGCACCTGTAATATTACTAACAGCTCCTAAAGCAAATACTTCTGAACTACCAGATAATGCTGTTATTGTTGAACCTCCAGTATTAGCAGAATCATCTCTTGGTATTGAAGCATACCAGTTACGTTCACGCTTATCATAAGTTGCTTCTAATATATTAGCACTCTGATCTGTGTTTGTAATTAAAGTAGTCCAAGCATTTGTGCCTTCTAAGCTTATAGATTCAAAGGTCTTAACCATAGATGCGTTGGCAGCTGAAATAATTTCTACAACAGAATTATATGCTGTTCCATAATACGTGTTTCTATTTGCATCAGCACTATGTTTCCACATAGCTCCAGCTTTAAATGTATATAATAGAGAGTCTATGCTTATAATGTTTTCTGGATCAAAAGAATATAAAGTAGTCCACACATTAGAACCAGCATCGTATCCTGCGGTGAATCCACTAGCATCATTTGAAGCAGTTCCAAAGGCAGCTGTAAAGTTTCCGCAATCTCCGGGAAAAGTAAATGTTCCTTTAGATACATTAATTAATACAGGAATAAAGAAGTTATATGATATATCTGTCGCTATCCCGTATAAAGCTGTTGGCGTAGTACCTATATACTCTTCTCCTAAAACAATTGGCTGACCATCTACAAGCCTGTCTAAGTAGATAACAGCATTTATGCTATCATCAAAATTATCACACACATTATCAAAAGCTCTAAACTCAGTGTCTGCTTTAAATATTTGATTGTCATCATAAATGATTGATCCAAATACAGTATTACCAGCACCGTTTGTTTGAAGATCAAATGAATAGCTACTGCCACCAGATTCAGAAATAGTAACTGTGTTTTTGTCTAAAGATTCAGTAGATATAATGTATTCATTGTTTTCTACGTCAAATCCACCAATAACTTTCTTTACAGAAGCATTCTGAACTAGGTTCTCAAACTTAGTCCAAAAGAACGTATCCATCTTAGCATCACTAATAGCTGTTATACCGTCTCTTGATATTCTTATTACTGCACCATTTCTTATATCAGCAAAGTAAATACGGCCCTCATTAACTGCTACAGACTCTGGATTATTATTTACACCATACTCTCCTTGATAATAAGAAGGATTGCCTACAACATTGGTTGAAACAGCTAAGTTCTTTTCGCCTGAAGAATACTCAACAAGATTTCTATTTACAGGAAATATTCCACACTTCTTATCTTGAATAAACACAACGCTGTCATCTCTATTTACCATATATCTAACAGATCCGTGTATATAGTTTAAGTCATAAAAAGGTGCTAGTGTTGGATTGAATGAAGATAAACCAAGAGTGTTAACGTCAATCAAAAATGCGTCAGAATACGTAACAGATCCTGTTCTATAAACTTGTTTAGCATCAGGAAGCACAGAGAAAGGTCTACCTATTGATGTATTTTTAGAAGTAAAGAAATCAGAAACAGCTGTTGATTCTACATACCTTATTAAGAAATTAAAAGACTTTGCATTTTTTCCGTATCTAAGCTGTCTTAACCTAAAATAAATGTCTCCTTGATCAATGTTAATTACTGTTTCTGAAGAGTTCTGTAAGTTAACAGTATATGTTTGTCCTTGAACAAATAAACCAAACTGAGGAACAGCTTGTATATAATAGTTATATATACCGCTAACAAAAGGTATTGCGTTTGCAACAACAAATTCATTACCAGAAGAGTCTTTCATAACATCTCCGGGATACATAATATTATTACTTCTAAATTCAAGAGGTGTAACTGGATTATTAACACAAAGTATAGAATACTGAGGTATAGAAGTTCTGTCCCCTATCATTGATCCATTAGCTCCAACAGAATAAGACTTACCTACTTCGTAATAAACTTCGTCCTCTGCTTTTTTTCTTACTTTATATAGTTCAATAATAGCTTTATCATCCCAATTATCTGTTCCAGCAATAATGCTATCCTTATCCCATCCAGCTTGAGACTTATCTTTTAATACTAAAAATGATCCTGTTGTATTATATGTAGAATTATCACTTGTTGAATCTAATATTGGATTTGTAGCTGGATCATCAGTAAAATCTTCATATCCAACAACATCAAATATTATATCAGCAGGAAATGTAGAACCTCCGTGAGAGACAACACGAAGTTTGTCGCCTTCTGTGAAAGAGTATTCTATATTAGCCCCTTTAGATTCTTTATATGAATCATTCTTGCTTTCTAATGATCTAAATGATAAATAGAAAATATCATTATTTTGAGATATGGCATTTGCTTTTAATGCTGATATATTACTAGCAAAGTAACCTCGTATTACGCTATACTCTAGCTTTTGATCTATTGTTCCTCCTCCATATACAGGACTCCATCTTTTAGCCCAACTAGGAGCTTTGCTTTTGATACGCATAATAACATTAGCAACTCCTTTATTTTGCCTGTTACCGTACCAGTCTATAGTCACATTCCCAGCCTCTTGAACAGCAGAAGATCTATTTCTATCATCGTAAAAAACAACACCTAAAGAGTGGGTTGAACCTGACTTAAAACCTTTATGACCTTTTGTATCTCCCGTTACAAAAGTAGAAGACTCAATAACCTCGCTGTCAAAAGATGTTGAAGACCACTGTAATGATGATCCATTTCCAAAAGGAAGTATATCATCGGCAGAAGAAGACCAAAAAACAAAGTTATACCCTTTATAAGATATGCCATCACCTAAAATTAAAGGTGTTGATGAAGCAAAATTAACAGGATTATTGAAATCTTCTGCGCCACCTAAAGCGGTTGGTTTATATATATTTTTAATGTTTAATGTTGAAGATAAAAGATCTGCTCTAAAAGTTAAAATGTTTCCATTTAATCCAACTTTTGTTAGTCGAACAGAACCAAGTCCGTTAAATGTAAAAAATCTACGAATAGGAATTGGAGAAATTGTATTTCCTCCAAATTTAGTTCTTAATGCAGAAATTGTATTTAAAGGCTGACTAAGCGTAAATGAAGGAGTTCCTGCTGCGTAATTTGAATTATTGTTTTTACAATCAAATACAACTTGATAAACTTTAGCTATTGCAGAATTTATAAGGACTTCTAGTCCTTGAATAGTAGTCCCAGCTGGAAATTTTAAAGATTCAGTAACTCCTATTGGTGCAGTATCTACAGTAATTGTGTCTTCTAAAATTCCTCCAGCATTAGCTTGCAGTAAATCATCATCAAGTTCAACCCAATGAACAAACGCACCGTTTTGATTATTTAAAGTTCCAATTTGAAGTCTATCAAGAACAAATGAAAAGTCTATATTTAATAAAGAATCTTGAGGAACAGGAAAAGTTATTGAGCTTAAATCAAAAGTGAGAGTTTTTATCGCCCCATTAGGATTAGCTCCATTATCTACTGTTATTGTTTGTATTCCGGGTCTTAAATAATAATTAGGAAGTAAAGCAATGTCGTTATCTTGATTTGCATAGCCTTCTAAATAATTACCTAAAAATAAACGACTTCCACTAATTGTCTGTGATTGCGCTTTTAAAGGAACAGCATCATATAATTTGTCTGAGTCCGTTGAAGGTATGAAGTTATATAGCTGATTATTTTTAAAGTCAGTAAATAGTGTTGACGATGTAGATAATGAAGGATTGTTTATTTCATCAATCACAAATAGAGGCCCTTTATTTCCCTCACGAGCCAAAACTTCAATGCGCTTAACGTCCGCCACACTAGTCTCTACAGAAACCCTTATTGTATTATTCTTTAGTTTCTCTGCATCAGTTATTAAACCGTCCTTTAATTGCTGTTCACTAACTGCTAGTTCAGTATACTTAGATATAGCAGAAACTTCTCCGTCAAGATAAAAATAGCGATACGCAAACTGATATGTATTTTCAAATACGTTGTTTTCTTTTAAAGAAGAGTCTGTTATGAACTCAAAAGTAGGTGGGTCTAATGGTGGTTTTTTAGCTAATGTTATAAATTCTAACTTCTCTGCATCAGATCCGCTGTTTAATACTGAAGAATAGCCCCCTCTTATCGCTCTAGAGACGTTTAATTTCTTTGGTGATGAAAGACCATCGGTAAAGTATAAAAGGCTGTCTTTGTCTAAGTTTCTAATAATGTCTGCTTGGACTAAAGTGTCTTTCTGAAATGATAAAACAGAATCTCTATACACCAACTCAGCCTTACCAACAGCAGTAGTAAATCTATATATGCTATGCTTTTGAGTTGAGTTCCAAACAAAGAAGATAACAATGCCATCTTGAAGGTCAGCTACAGAACCAATAACCTTGTTATCTCCCGTAGGAAGAGCGTGTGTCTTAGCTTGCCAGTTATTGCCCGCTGCAAAAGAAACAGCCCCATTACCATATGCGTTCTTAACAATACCTCCATCCCCATCTTGATCTGCTGATATACGCACATTTAGCGCATCAGTCATCTCTATGTTTTTGACTAAACGAGCATCGTCCTCTTTATTAAGGTATCTGGGAATTATCTTATCTATAGCCATAGATTAGTATTTCGGGCTTTGAACAAAGTTCTTTCTAATCGTCTTAAGAGCTTCTTCCTTAGAGAAAGCTTTTAGTCTTGAGTTTGCTAATCTGCGTTCATTATAGTATTCTTGTCTAGCTCTTTGCTTTTCCACAGCAGGAACATTACTCTTTCTCTCCACTAGTCTATAGTATATGTACGCTCGAATAGCTTGCTCTGCATAAACGTGAACGCTTGGATTAGTAGCTCTAGCCTCATCAGCGATGTACTCCATATATACAGATGTTACACTTGTGCCTAGAGTAAGCTCTATCCTATTCTCTTCTAAGTTAATCCTATACTCCCCATTGTACTTACCTCCACCGTATCCATAAATCCTTCCCTCTGCTCCTAGAAAGTTTCTGTAGATAAAGTCGCTATATCCTAACATATAGTCTGGCAAATCTCCAGAGCTGTTGGCTAATAGGTTTTTGTTATTGTTTTCTCCAAATATGTACACCAATCCATCCTCTCCTACAACACCTAGCTTAAGCATATCTACGTAATCGGTAGGTAGTGTAATGGTATCTGTTGCACTTACGGCTATATCAACAGCTTTAATACGCTTCATTATATCAAACCCTAAGTCTCTTATCCCTCTAAGAGCTAAGTTTCTGATTGTTGTATCAGATGCGTTATTTACATAGTCATCACTGTCAATTGAAAAAGTGAAGTCAGTTAGTATTTGTTCTAGGGATACTGTATTTCTAGCCATCTCTTATGCTGTTTTTTCTTCGTTGAGACTAAAGGTATATACATCTTTATCTCTTAGGTTTATACCAATAAGTTTTGCCATTTCAATAACTAATTCAGCGAAGTAATAATCGGGTAGTTCAAAGTCAATGCTGTTCGCAGCACTATACTGCTCTTGACCTGCTACAACAGTATATCCAAACTTAGGCTGTATAGTTGATTTAGCTCCAGTAGTAGGAACAATTCCTTGAGGTATCTTATAGTATCTCATAACTACACTTGTTAAGTTAGTAGGAAATACTTGAATATTAGAACTTACTAATACTACAGGGTGAGTTGCAGATGGAGCTGATAAAGTTGATCTTAATATATAATCAATTTTTTCTTCATCATAAACAATCTCTACGTTCTTTGCGGGATCATCTGTAGTCTTTATAGATATTACCCTCGCTAAGTCCGAAGGCTTGCTTCCAGCACCAGTTGATAATGATACTGTAGCTGTCTTTGAAAAAACAGATAGATCTTCACTTGCTTGCTTTACACGAGACTTATCTCTTCCCGCATCAGACTGTGCATTACGAATTCTTTTATTTAATGCAGCATCACTAAAGAGCTTATTAAATAGATTCATCTGAGCTACCGATGCAAAGCTGTTAAAAACAGCCGGAGTAACGAAGCCTCTTTGGTCTTTGTTGACCAAATTTTTAAGTGCTGAGTATACTTGATTTACGCTTGCCATTGTTGCTAAACTATTTATACAAAGATAGTAAATAGAAAGAGGCCACCTTTGGGGCAGCCTCCTTCGTAACAACACACTATTAATCCCGATGTGGGATTACGTAAAGATACTAATTATGATTCAGCCTTATCGACCTCATTTTTAATAGTTTCCAACGTACCTGATCCTTTTTCTGTTAAACAAAACTGAGTCATAACTGAAACAGTGTCTTGACCAACAGGTGTAGCGATAATAAATCTATTGCTATCAAACCAGTACATACCATCATCTTTAGCTTTTAATATCTGAAAGTCAACAGCTTTCTTGATAACTGACCTTGTTTGAACAGTAGGGTTATCAAATAAACCAATAAACTTTTTAGGATTAGATTTCGCTTCTAACAACAGTTCTCTTTTTATCTCAGCATTCTTTTGATCTGTTGCAACTCCTAAGTAGATAGCTACAGGAAGTAAATCACTTATTGATTTTGATCGAACTAAAGAAATAGCATCGTGTAAGATAAACTCTGTGTCTAAATCGATTTCAGCCTCTTTTTCTGTATTTACTTCTTCAAATATAGTTCCTCCATTAGATTTATTAAAAGGATGTATATCTAAAAAGTCTTGAAGATTAGGCTGATTTGGTTGTGTTCCAAGCATACCTTCTTCAAATAATATATGAGAGCGTATTGCGTTATCGCTTTGCTCATCAGCAAATATAGAAGGTTCATTTGGACAGTACCTTATCTGACGATTCTTACCTGTCTTTTTATCAAAGATAATAGCGTCACTTCTCATTCTAAAAAGAACGCCTCCGCCAGTTGGTATAGTATAAATTTTGGGTTTACGTACTTGTACGCTTTCTGATTTTTTAGCCGCAGGGGCTTTTGTGGACTTTGCCATAATTGAATATAATTAAATGTTTTATAAAAAAGAGAATAGAGAGAGACCGAAGTCTCTCCCATCCCTTATAAAAAAGATTACGCTTGCTTTAAGATAACGTGCTGGTTAGCAGCTCTAGTAACTAAGTTACACTCAGTACGGTAGTTAAACTGTAAAGAGTCATCGTTAGTGTTAGAAACGCCCAAGATAGAACCAGTCATCCAATGCTCCATCTCACGAGAGTAGCCATTGCTAGACTTATAGTTCATCTCTAAAGCAGCAGCCTTAGTTCCTGTCTTTGGATCAGCAACAGTAGTCAAAGGAATCATAACTCCTTGATACTTAGATCCTGACAACAAAGTAGGCTCGTTAAGAAGCTTCCAAGAGTGCTTATGGAAACCATAAGATCCTCTCATAAATGAAGCGAAACCTAATTTGATTGCCATATCCTTGTCATTGTTAAATGATCCAAATTGAGTTGTAACACCAGCTGTAATATTAGCAGCAGTACTCATACCTGAAGCGATGAGGTCATCAAACTTAAGGTCTTGTGCGCGATCACAATAAACAGCATATTCAGCAGCAGCTCCTTGCTTGTCTAAAGCAACGATCAAAGCGTCTAAATCAGCTAAATCGTGAATTGCTTGCTCAGCATTAGCAGCAGTAGTGACGATACCACGATTTTCAATAGCACTGAAGTAACCTTCAGATCCATCTCCAAATCCAGTAACACCAGCGTTAGTGATCTGTTGTCCTAACAACATCATCATCTCTCTCTTATCGATAAAACGCTGACGAGTGTCATTCTCAGACTTGATGTACCAACGGTAATCACCATTTCCAAGATTAATCCAACCTACGTTTGTAGCTTGAGATCCAGTAACCTTATAAGTCTCTTTGATGATCATATAAGGGTTAGTTCTCTTGACCACGTTGCTTTCCAAGTAACCAGAGTTCTGACCACTTCCTTGAGCAAACAAGTTACCAACGATAGGAAAGTCAACAGCAGTATTAGCAAGGTTAGCACTTAAACCACCATCTAATAAAGACTTAGCAGTAGCAGTAGTCGCTCCAGCAAAAGTAGTTTCAGCTCCAGCAGCAACAGCTGTTACGATGAAACGATCTACTCCTCCAACAAGAATAATGTCATTAACACGAAGAGGCTTCTCTGTGTTAGCCTCTAATGCTAAAGTTATTGTCTTAGCAGCAGCATTTGCAGCAGTTGGTTTAGCCTTCTGAGCTGGGTGAAGACGAGTCTCTTCCCAGTATTGAACTTGATCAGCTGTTCCGTTAGACTTAACAGCTCCAGTTAGTTGAAGGAATCCGGTGATACCTTGATCACCATATGTTTTAACGAGTGCGTCCCTGTTATCAGGTGCGTTTATCTCGTCAATAAAGTCTCCTAAAGAGACATATTTTGCGGGGTCTAATCTACGAATAGTATTAGGGGCAAAATCAGTAGGGCTTACAGTTGCCATAATTATTTATTTTTTAGATATTATTATTAGATTTTAAACTTCAAAGATGTATCCTTGCCCAAAGCATCTAAAATCTGCTGTCGGACATTATCAACATCGCTCTTATTGCCAGTCGGTTTCGGGCCTGAGACATCAACGTTCGCTGTCTTTTCAACTAACTTACGCTGTCCATCACTCAATCCTTGATTGTAGATAGACTTTGCGATATCGTCAATGTTGTCAATAACTGTACGATGTGCGTTTAACTTCTCAAAATCCCAATCCCCGTCTTGGCTGACGTATTGGTCAAAAAACTGATCTAGATTTTCGTTCTTTTTCTTTAATTCATTACGGTATTCTGGTTTAATTCCAAAGTTGAATTCAGAGTCTCCTAATTCGAACGTCAATGCATCCAAAGAGTCTACTTCATTCGACATAGTCTTAATCCATTCTTTTGTAATGGGGCTTTGAACTTCTTCTGTCTCAGCTTTTTCTTCCCTTACAGGAGCCTTGTACGAGTCTCTGACTTGTTCAATATCCTTCCGGGACTTTTGTGCATCAATCTTGAGCTGTAATTTAGAGAGCTTAATCTCATCTTCTGAGTGTAAGTCCTCGTCCATTTTGTACTTTGAACTCATTAACATATCTATTTCCGTCTGATCTAGATTCGGATACTCTACTGCCATTTGCAATTTGACAGCCGATAAATCGTCCATTTCGGAGGGATTTAACGATTGGTAAGTGAACCAGTCTTTAGGATCTCGACCTGTTTCTGATACAAAATCAGCGATTGCTTTTACTCGCTCATCGATTTCTGCGGGTTGCTTCGAAGCACTTAGTAGCTCAGAAAGTTGATCTAGGCTGTCGAGTTCAATTCCTAGCTTTTCGCTAACAAACCCAGTCACACTAGTTTCAAATTCCTCCTGAGACATCTCAGGCTCCTCTGCGGATTTCAAAGAACTTTGAGGCACGGCTGCCTCTTCGTTGTTTAAAGCAGTTTCAGAGGCCGTCACCTCTTCAACTGTTTCTTTTTGCTCAACCTCAGCGGCTGGCTCTTCTGTAGGAACAGCAGTCTCCTGCTCTTCTTTAACTTCTGCCTCTTCAGAGACATTTTCTGTAACCTCTTCTGAAACAGTTTCTTCAGCTTGAGGTTCTGCATTTAAAGCACTAGCGTCAATTATCTCAGGTTGAGGCTCTTGTGTTTCACCATTAGGTGAGTCTTCAAGAGTGTAGCCACTATTCTTTAATGCTTCTTCTAAAGGGTTATCCATATCAAATAAAATTTAAATTACATATATTATATGCAAAATTAAATAATATACTTGTGTGTAATCAGACCGTCCTTGTTATAAGCTAGTTAACGATGTTTTTTGGTTTTTTTAGCAACTTTTTTTGGTTGCGGAACATATTGCTTTCCTTTTGCTGTTCCTTTTCTCTTTGCTCTTGATGTCGCTGCATATTCAGCAGAGCTGAGTTCTTTTATTGCTGCCGCTGGAAGATATCTCTCTCCAGTCTCTGATGACTTCTTTCCAGACTTAGTCCTCCAGTTTTGCTTAGTCCAGTCTCTTAATGATTGCTGTGGATTCTTTCGTGCCATTAGCTTTTGTATCCGCCACCAGCGGCTTTATATGCTTTAGCTAACATCTGTGCCTTTCTCGCAGACCATTGTCCGGGTCTTCCACCTTTAGATCCAGCCATTATTCTTTTGAATATTCTTTTTCTCATACCGGGCTTAGTGTAATTGCCAGCCTCGTTTACCCTAGACTTAACCTTACCTCCACCTTTGTATTCTTTCTTAAGTACTTTCATTACCACTTAACTTTATTAGCCCAATAAGCAGCAGACATTTTGCCTTTGGCTATGTTTCTTCTATGACGAGCTTTAAAAGACTTTCTTTTAGCTCTCATTCTATCTGACTCTCCAGCTTTAGGCTTACCAGCAGTACTAGCTCCCTGCTCTCCGAATCTAATTAATCTTATTTTGTCTCCCACTTTAGCAAGAACAATATGAGACTTTTTAGGATGAGAAGGTGTCCTCTTAGGTTTGTTAACCCCAGATAGACCATACCTTTTAAGCATATTCTTTACTCTATTATCCATACTTCAAAATTAATGTATTTATCAATACGTTATTTATACTTATTAAAGTAGTCAAGTATTTCTTTTTCAAGCCTTGCGTCCATCAGATAATTACCATCATACTCTACACTAGTGAATGTACCATCTCCTTCTTCTATTATCTCAATGACATAATCTATTTCATCATAAGTTATTGAGAAAGACTCTGACCTTTTTAAAAGACTAATATTCCTAGATGATTGAAATCTATCTTGTATTGTGATATCGCTTATATCTGGGAGGTTATCTATTCTAGTTATTGATTTAGCATAACTTGTTCCTGTAGTATCTATAAAGTATACATTAGACAATGCTGTCATTAAGTAAAATTGCTGTTTACTACTTAACCCTCCATCTTTAAAGTTACCAGTAAACTTAACGACAGGAAGTTTCATAACCTCTCTCTGCACTTCTCTATCTAGCCTTTTGTAGTCTATAAACGAAGTAACCTCGCTAACCTCCATAATATCTATATTACAAGGTATCATTACTAATTTATAGTAAAGACTTGTGGTCATTTTATTTTTAGCTACATACTGCATCATTCATCTTTTTCAGTAGCATATTTAACGCCCATAATAGTTCCAACTATAGAAAATGCATTGGTTAACAGTATACCTAACATATTAGACCAAGTAGAACCAATTATTTGCGTATCGGTATTTGTGAATAAGGCAAAGACATACATAGCAGTAGTTACGACACCAACACTTACAATAACAACTAAAGCAACTTTTACAATAGTTCCTATAAGCTCTGTCTGCGTTTTCTTCTGCATAACCTCTAGATCTTCTAGGGCTTTGTCCTTGCCTTTCTCAGCAGCGTCCTTTAACTTCTCAGATTCTTTTAATGTTAACTGAAGATCTTTAAGAAGTCTTTCGTTCTCCTCTGCGGCAACAGCTAACTTTTTATTTTGCTGTTGAACTTGCTTGGTTATAGTAAGCCTTTTCTTGCGAGAGCTACTATCTTTATTTATACAGTTCTTTAAATAGTCTTCAAATACAGTATCTCCAGATTTAGCTTTTAATACTTTAAGAATATTACCCTCAAGAAAAATGCGTTTGCTTTTTGCTAAAGCTAACAGCTCATCTCTTAATTTTTTATCTGGATCCATAATATTTTACATTATCTGTAAACCTTAAAGGAATTCTTTTTTGATTTATAACCTTCGTAGTCTTTTCTGAATTCTTCAAGTCTTGGCTCTATGTCATCAGACTTTATAATCCAAAACTGCGCTCCAGCCTCTTTTGCTTTATCAATCTCTTGATGGTCATCAGAAGATGATATTATACCTACAACACAACCATTGCCATAGTCGTAGTTAATCTTTCTTATCATCTCAATGCCGTCAAAGCTAGACCCTATAATATTAAGGTCTACAAAAACACACTCAGGTCGTTCCTCATTTAAATCATCAGGAAACCATTCCTTGAATTTAGCATCAGCTTCATCAGAAGAATTTAAAGCTTCTAAGGATAGAGTTATATCCAATATGTTACAGGCATCTTCAAATACCAAGTGAAATAGATCCTCATCATCGATGAGCATAATAGAATTTATCATTTTTTTAGTTTTATATAGTAATACACATTTTTGTTCCGTTACTTAATTTCTCCGCCCTCACTTCGAAACCGTGTTCTTTCAAAATAGCGATACATATGTTCAGACCTAAGCCCGTACCGCCTTCCGATTGACCCTCTTTCCTAGTGTAAGGTTTTGATAAATAAAGGAACTCTTCTTGACTCATACCTCTCCCATTATCTTGGACGTATATGCATCGTTTATTATTGTCTATACTCATAAAAACTTTAACGATCTTCTTTGGACTGTCATTATACTTTAGTCCGTTTCTAATTAAATTATCAATTGCTGTACAAAACAATGGCTCATTTACTTCTACTGTTGGCAATATGCCAATATCTACTTGCTTTATATATGATGTTGTTGCTAAATAACTCTTTAGTGAGTCACTTAGATTATGCGGAGCCATATCCAATTGCGCATCCTCTTTTACTAGGTTAGTAAATTCTTTAACTCCCTTAAATACTTTCTGCGTATGCTTAAGACCTTCTTCTAACATCTTAAGGGGAGCTTGTATTTTTAGCTGTTTTATCTTCTCTTCTGACAGCCTTCTTCTTAGCGAGGTTAACCCTCTAGGCATATAGGTATTAATACCCGAATGCATATCGTGACGTAATATCTTAGCAGCGTGTTCCAAGTAAGTGTTTTTCTGTAACGCCTCTTGCTCTGCTAAGTGTTGAGATGTAATGTCTGTAGCTATTTTTAAAACAGTACTGTACTTACCATTCTCGTCTTTAATAGGTGTGTAGTGTCCAATTAAGAACTTTTTAGATTTGTTTTTTGCGTATCTCTCAAACTCTCCTTTTACAAGTTTTCCCTTTTCAAGAGATCTCCAAAAGTCTGTGTATGCATCGCTATATGCAAATTTCTTATCTAAGAATATTCTATGCGTTTTACCTACAAGCTCAGAGGCAGTATACCCCATAGCCTTACAGAAGGATTTATTTACATAGATAATCTTACCATCAGATTTAAACCTTACAATTAAGCTGGATTCATCTATAGCCTTTAGCTGTAGGTCTACGTTATCTTCTTTGGTTCTAGTTACTCTTATAAAGTCATAAACGACATAAGCAAAGAAAGGACTAAATAATATTATACAACCGTAAGCTACCTCTGCTAGTATGTAGCTTGGATCAAAGACCCTAAATACTACTAGAGTTTGTATGATGAAAAAAACAAACATTATAGCACTAGAAATGCCCAAACATATCTTGGCTAACTTACTCATATATTATTTCATTTTCCTTTTCTTAAAAGATACCACCTATGTAGTGTGTAACCAATAGATGCAGATAAGAGCAGTATTTTTAATGTTATCTCAATAGTTGACATACTAACACCCATTGCTGTGGTGTTTAGAAAAAACAGTTTGAGATCTTCTTGATTCATTTCTTTGCAAACTTCTCTATAGCTGTTCCGAAAAACATAGCAATAGTAATGTACTCTACAGCCTCAACAAGTTCCTTACTTGGGGCTATGTCGATCTGAGAAAAGGAGTTTGCTATAAGTGTACCAAATAATACAATTGCGCCAATGACTCCAATGACTCGCTTACTACTCACGCTATCAGCGTTTCCGTTAGCTAGAAGTTTATTTATCCAATTTTTCATATAGCAAAGTTAATGCAAAAGAAAAGCCCCTCTAGGGGGCTTATCCAACCTTTGATATGAAGCTGTTACTTAACCTCCTCAGCTTCTACAGGAGTAAATTCACCAGTGTCTAGATTGACAGTTCCATCACCGTGTTCTTCCAAGATAACCTTACGTGCTTCAGCCATCTTTTCTTCTAGTTCTGTATGAGAAGATATAAGGGTAGACTTTCTTGCTTCAAGCAAAGAAATAGCACCAAGTTCTTGTTGTATTTTATTCATATCAGTCTGAATAGACTTGATAGATTCTAAAGATTCTTTTTTTATTTTTTCCATTGTAATGAATTTTTATATTGCAAATATAGTTTATATCAAGTTAACTTTCAATAGTTAAAGTTACAACTTTTGGAGATACCTTCTCTTCTATATCAGAAGCTATGTTTGCTTCTATCCTAGTAACCTCATCTGCTCCTAGAGCGGTTTTACACCAAGCTGTTACTTCAGTATTAGTTAGTTTATCAACAGCAATAAACTTTGAAGGATCTATTGATTCTGTTGAAATAGATATTGTACCAATACAGCTAGACATATATTCGACATCAGAAACAGTCTTAGTTCCTTGAACTGACCAATGTATGTTAAATACAACATCAGTTAATTCAGTTCCTGAAGCATCAAATTTTGTATAGCAGTCTAAGGTTCTGCAATTCCAAGTATAAGTAACAGCCATAATAATTTTTTTACAAAGTTAATGAATTTATGCGTGTTGAGTTGATGAAGCTGGAGTTCCAACTTGATTAGATAGATTGTAAGCACCATTCGTATCTAGCCCTAAGTCTCCCGCATCTTCAAACCTAAATAAAACATTAGTGTAAGTAAAACCATAATTGCTTTCATCTTGCGGTGCGCCACTATTATATATTTCGTTAACCTCTGTTGAGCTTAAGCAGTTTTCATAAAAATATGTAACCTCATCCCAACAAAGTCCAGATCCAAGTTCTGATGAATATGAACCTCCAACAACTAAATATTGTTGATCCCAAGTGATATTATTTAATGTGTGAGTCCCGCCACTTGTTCTTGTTAAAGCTGTTCCATTCCAATAAACATTTAATCTAGAAGCTCCTGTTGCAGAAGAATCATATGTAATATCAAGCCGCATAAAGTTGTTTGCGTTAACATTTCCAAGAGTTAAAGGAATAGATATATTATTGGCATATAAAGCTGTACCAACACCCCATTGTCTATTAGTAGCTATTCCCGTTGTGCTACTGTTAGCTGAATTATTTAACTCATATACCCAAGTTGTTGTGTTAGGGCCTCCGGGCGGAGATGACTCGTCTATCATTTGAAAATACAAAGTAGTTTTACCATCTGAAGTGTTAAATATATTTAAATTCCAACCACCTCCTACTGTACCGCCTCCTTGATTATTATAATTATGAAAAGCAGACATATAATAGTAAGTTGCACCTTCCGATCTAGGTAGTAACCAAGCACCATAACTAAACCCTCCAGAGTCATCGTTAAATTTTGGCTGTTCTTCAGATACGCTACTCCAACCATCTCCGTAAAGCATAGATCCAGCATTTCCATCATCGGGAGGAAAAAAACAAGACTTAGTAGAATAACTACAAACAGCATTATGGTTATAATCATACCACTCAGATATCTTAGCGGGATTAGCACCATTTGGATAAGAAGGGCTACAGGTGTTTATAGTCCCGTAGTCTCCATTCTCAGCTTTGTCTAACTGTATAGCTGCTGTTCTAGAACGGCCTAGCTCTTCGTTTATGTCTCCTAGTGTTATCAGTCCTGATGCGGGTAGTGTCATTTAGATAGTTTTTTGACTTGTTCTTTTAATTCATCAATCTGCTCTTGCTGTTCTTTCATTCCTTCTATAAGTAGAGCTACCATATTCTGATAAGAAACAGAGTACATACCCTTATCGTCTTCGTGAACAACTTCGGGTACGTGAGGTAATACCTCTTGAGCTATGACACCCATAAATCTCTTCTCTGAGTCTAAGTCTGTTCTTTGGTAAGTTACCCCACGAATAGCTTTTATCTTCTCTACAGGATCAGATATGCTAATTATATTATCTTTTACTCTAGCATCTGAAAATGCAGTAATGTCAGCAGAGGCATATATAGATACATTAGAAACAGCAGAGTTTACGTGTAGAGGGTATGAAGGAGTAGATCCGTTAGTAATACCAATTCCTACTTTAGCAGATGTTCCTAAATTAATAGTATCAGCACCTTGATTTGTTTGAACATTATCTACTATAGTAGGATCTGATATGTTAGTACCTGTAGGGCTTGTATTTATATAAATTGCACCTTTAGTTGTAGATAAAGAATTAGTTGTAAGGTCTCTGTTAGTAGTAATTTTAGCTTCACATTGAGAATAAAATCTAACTTCTGCATAAATAGGAAGATATCTAATGTCTCCACTTACTGTTGTCAATGGCCCTACCGTTAATTGAAAACTTTCAGTTTGAGAACCACCAGAAATTTCAACAAGATCCATATCTGCATAGTTGTTATATCCCGCTACAAGCTGATACTTTTTAGAAACACCTTGACCAAAATACGGTTCCATCAATTCTATTTCTAAAACACCTGTATTTCCCCAATCGTTATAATCAAAAAATACTCTAGCTATTTCATATCTTTTTGCTTGAGTAGACTGTCCTGTATGAAAAGTATCTGTAATTACTGTTGTGTAATTTTTTAAACTAAACTGATTATTAAAAACAGGGCCAACAGTGTTACCTTCTCCAGCTGATACTACCATAGAACCAGCAACTGTTAATTTACCATTAGTAGTTAAGGACATTGCTCCTTGAGAACCGCTATGGCTAGTATCGCCCCACCAAAAACCTCTATTTGAATTATCATTCATTTGGAATGTCATAGCATACTCTGCACCAGAATTTCCAATACTACCAAAGGTGAAACCATTAGTCATACCTATAGCGTAAGCTGATGAACTCCAAACTCTAAGTTTATCTCTTGATAGAGCAGCATTACCACCAATGAATGCACCGTTAATTACATCAATGCTACCAGTCTCGCCACTAATTCTACAAAGCTCGCTAATTGTTCCAGTTCCTCCACCGTGACGACCTATCACAAAATCAGCACCTGAAGTGTTATTACTGTTAGAATCTAAGTTGACATAAACCGCACCGTAAGAATTAATTCTAATATCGTCAGCTTCACCACCAGTATTACTTCTGCTGCTAATGCTATGGTTTGCGTTGCTATCTTCATAAAAGGTAATAAAACTTCCTCTGCTCATATTAATGTCACCATTAGAAGAGCCAAAGTTTATATTTCCGTTCATAGAAAGGTTATCATCTATTGTTGTAGCACCATTAAAGTAAGCTGTACCTTGATTATAGAAATCAAAACTTGCGTGAACACTAGTTATACCTACTGCAAATTTTGAAGTCACATTAGCATTACCACTAACAGTTAATTTTTCAGCGGGAGTAGAAGTGCCAATTCCAACATTTAAACCATATGCCGTTAGAACATTGTGAGAACCGCCATTATACAAGTGAGTTCGCAAGTGAACTCTTTGAGAGTAATTTCCAGCATATGGAGATGCGTGGTTATATGACTCTATTACCAAACCAGAATCACCACTGCTTCCAAATGATCCATTATCTAGTCTACGAAGACCAACATAAGTGCTTCCTGCTTTTGTCCAGTTTCCTAATGAAATGTTACCAGATACATCAAGTTTTTGTAGCGGATTATTATTACCAATTCCCATATTACCCGAACTTCCATTTCCTGTAACTACAACATTACCGTTTTGTTGTAATTCAAGAACGTGAGAAGCAACAGAATTATAAGCTGGGGTTGAAGCGGCTGGATAAAACTGTAAATTATATGAAGTGCCAGAGTTTCTCGCTGATATGTCCCATCTAGCTGCCCCGTTTACATCAAAAAATAATTCAGAAGGATTATCACCAATACTTCGTAAACGAGTTGTTGATCTTCCAGTGCTTGCTTGGTTTATAAATCCACTAGTAGCATCTGTACCATAGCTACCATTTGAATAAACTAAGTGTAATTTTGGAACAGGAATAGTAGTCCCTGTACCTATTCCTACGTTACCACCTCCCGTTATAGTCATTAAGTTATCTGAAGCCCAATGACCTAAAATTAAGAGGTTATTGTTTGAACCAGCTGTACCTGAATATCTATATCCAATATATGCAGAATTTTTTGTGCTACCAGCCTTACCAAAAACAAGTATATTGCTTTCACCAGATGTTAGATTAGGAGTAAAAGCATTAATAGTATGATTAAACGTTATAGATGATGTGTTTATTACACTTATAGTGGGTGCTGTTGAAGTACCTCCACCAGAAATAGTAAGTTTTCCATTAGGAGAACCAGTCCCAATTGCAACGTTACCGTTTGATCCTTCTATGAATAATCTTGAAGAAGCTGTTGGATTTGAAGTTATACTGCTAGTGTTAGCGGCCAAAAATAAATCTCCGTTATAATCTGAAAATATACCTGACCTTACATCACCTAAACCACCATTTACAGCATCAGACCTTGTACTAAAACCAATACCGTGAGGATCAAAACTAGTATTATTAGGTCTGTGAACTAATAGTGGTACGGATGCAGATTGATTTACTTGTAAAGCAACATTAGGAGTTGAAGTTCCAATTCCTACTTTTCCAGTTCCTTCATTAAGAATAAGATTACCATTTCCTCCATTACCACTGTTTATATATGAATTTGTTTCATCTACCCAAATTCTAATAGACCTGCCACCATTTGCGGCTAGGATACCTATACCTTTTTCATCAGCGTTAGAAGTTTGGTTTACTTGCAAAGCACCAAATGAATTTGCATTAGCAGAACTACCTACTTGAACATTTCCGCTTAC